ATCATACTACGACATGGCCGAACTTCGCCAACTCGTCAATGATGCTCGAAGAGCGATGAAGCGGAAGGAGACTAAGAAAAAGGGGAAGGGAGACAGAGACACAAGTGGCGGTGGCTCTAATTTACCAAAACATCCAGAGAATGGGCCTAAACAAACAACTCGACCCGAAGGTGCTACCGAAGATGCGAATAATGAACCAAGAACATTCGGCTTAGACCCCATAGGCCACTTAGTAGGACGTGGAGGTAGAACTCCATGATTTACTCATCTCCTCAACTTCTCAAGGCTCTCCTCATTAGGAAGGGCGATGGTAACTATCTACTCTATGGTGGGCAACTTCAAGTTCAAAGATATCCGCCACCAGAGGCTCATTTTGAAGACCCGGCTAAACCAGATATTCCGGCTTTTGCTCACACTGGTGGTCATGGGGAGAATGATACCGGTCACCCCGGTGTGGGCCACGTGATAAACGGCACATGGGTGAAGGGAGAACATGGTGAAATGGTCTGGCGCGATGACTCTGCTAATGAATATCTACATGGTATTGATGGCTTAATCAGGGCTGTTGGAAGTGAGTTTGCTAAGAGAGGCATAGAAGCCAATCCAAAGGACGTAATTCAACGAGCCATTGACAGACACAATATGGGAAGAGCAGAGAATGACCAAGTTCCTCATATTGATAGCAATGAGTGGAAAAAACTCCACATGTCTCATTTGAATGAAGGCGGACCTGTTAGAGGTAAAGATGGTCAATTTATCACTACTATCTCGAACGGTCTTAAGCACGCCAAAGACCATTGGCTTGGGAGATTTATGGAATCATACCATATCCCTATGAACAAAGAACTTGGAGCGGAAATGGCCGCAGTAGGCCATGAAAATCCCAATAGACACAGTTGGATTCGGGAACCTTACGTTAAGCCACATAGGTTGTCTTTTGCAGTCAATCCCGATGGAGAATTACAACCTGCTGGTGGGTCAGCCGATAATCTCAAAGGAAGAACAACGCTCCCTCAAAGAGATGTTCAAAGACTCTTAGAAAGTGGATTGATGAGTGGTACACCAGAGTTCCAAAACATATCGGCTTGGGGACTCGGCGGAATGAAGGCGCCAACCTATTATCTCAGACAACCATATGGCAACCAAAATCCAGTGAATATAAATCCACAAACTAAGGCAAGTTTCATGCATGAAATGATGCAAGCAATGGGAGGTAGCCCAGAGTCACTCGCCAACAACACCATAGTGAATAGTGCTGGAGCAAAGGAGTTCATCAGTAAATTACCAAACAATTTTTCGATACCAGTCGAAGGAAGGAATCGGTCATTGAAGGCTCTTCTAATGTCTGGTTCAGCAGGTTGGGAGAAGGTATACGGCTCTCTATCAAACGTAGTAGCATTCCAAGGTATGTTTGGTGAAAACAAGAGAGGAAGACGAGATGCAAATGGAAAGTTGCAGGGAAGCACAATCGGAAAGAAGAATCTACTCTACGGTGAGAGATATGGAGATATGGCAGAAGAGGGACAAGGAATCGACAAGTTTCTCGGACACTCAGCCAGAATAGGCAATCAGCATATATACAGAACCGAGGGTGGTCGAGGTCTCGGCACACACACTCGTGCAAAAGACCATTACAGTCATATTCTTCTTGCTGCTGCACATGGCATCGCGCACCATGAGGATGAATTATCACCAGAAGCACTGGCTCTCAATAATATCAAACTGATTGATAATGAACAGGAAAGGGCACAGATACCAAGATTAAGAAAGGTCATGGAGGTGCTCGGTAATACGATAATGATTGCCAGAGGAATCGAACCTATGAAAATACCCGACCAAGAAACATTGCGGAATATGCAGGCGTTTACAGGTCACGACCTCAGAGGAGGAACTCACGAAGACCCGGCAATGCTCGGCATTCCAGACCACGTAAGATTAGTAGGAACAACTGCTCTTCCAATAGATACAGAACCTCACATTACGGGACTTGGCACCCCATCATCACCTCACCAATCAGTAGACGGAGCGCCCGTTAGACCCGGTGCTGCTGAAATGATTCAAGGAGGAGGTCAATCGGCTGCAACTGGGCCTCCTCCACCTAATCCATTCAATATCCCCGGTGCCACTGTTACTCGAACACCGGCAGACCCTTCAATTGCGGGAACTCGATTTCCGGTAGACCCAACTACACCGGGTTTAGACCCACTGCAACAAGTTAGAGCAAGGGTAGGTAATGCTCCTATGGAGAAAGTGAGAGATTTTATGGCACGACGAGAAATGCCAGTTACGCCACAAAGAGTGCAGCAGTTTCAGCAGTCTTATGGCGACCCATATCAAACGCAGTTATTTGACCCCAATCAACCATGGATGCAGAAGTCGGATAATCTGGTCAATGTGGTAGAGACGATACAGATAGACGATGCTATGAGCGATATGGCAATAATGAAGCATGTCCCTACGAGAAAATTAGACAAGAGGTCGATAACAGATATCTTACTTATTGCTAAGAGAATGGATATTTCACCAGTAGATGTTCGCACGATACTCAATACCAAAGGCGATTGGGAGCGTATTACCAAGACCTATGGCTATGATGAGGATGCCATTAAGGTAGTCAAGGTTTCATTTGGAGGGATTTGATGGGGAAAGTCATGGTCATTAGGAAAGAAGCAGGAACAGCGTCTGCTGTTGGTGGTGGCGGTGGCAGTGTAGGAGTCGGATTGGGCGGTGGTGGCCTGATGTTCATGTTGGGGCAAGGCAGAACGATGACGCCGGAACAATTGGCAGATGCCGGATTTGGAGAAATCGGAAGCGATAGACACAATAGAGCACTCCGTATGCAGCGAATAGGTCATGCAGCAAGATATGGCGCCGCAGGATTAGGTGCATTCAATGCACTCTATAATCAGACTTCAAGCGGCCAGCCGGGAATTGGGGGAGCCATGGCAACCGGTGCGATGAGCGGATATGCTGGAACTGCTGGTGCAGAAGATATAGCAGCACGAATGGGACAGCGCTTTGGAAGAAAATTAGACGATAAAGTGTATCATGATGATTTTGTTGAGGGGCCAGAGGTCGCATCTCCATCTCCAGAGCCACTGATGATTACAGAAGGTTATGCAGAGATGACCCCCGAAGAGGCATCGTGGCAATATATGCAAAACGTTCACGCTGGGGCAGCAGAAGATTTTCCTGAGACTGAGGAAGAGAGACTGAATAGAGATGCAAGGAGTTACGATTGGTCATGAGTAATGAGCAGATGGACGCCTTCATCCTGAATATGGATAGAGAGATGTGCAAGAAGTCATTCAAGTATTTCTTCGTAGATATCCTTGGTTTCCTATACAATCACCATCATGACGATTGGCGGAAGGGATTAGAAGAGTCACAATACTACTGCGTGAAAGCATCTCGTGACCACGGTAAATCCGTCTTCTTCATGTCGTATGCGCTATGGCTTGCTGCATTCAATCCCGGCAAACACGTTATGGTTTTCTCTCACTCACTTGAGCAGACGCTTGAGCATATGAGATTCATTCGCAATCTGATAGAGGGAAATGACATCCTTAGACATTTGAAGCCAGAGGGCAAGCCTTGGGCGAAATCTTACTTCGAGTTTTCTAATGGTAGCCGTATGATGGCAAAGTCAGTTGGTGGAGCAACTCGTGGATTCCACCCCGATATTGTCGTTTGTGACGATATTCTCTGGGGAACGACTGCTTCTGAATTGGCTAAGACGGCCGATTGGTTCTACGGCGTTCTCCTTCCGGTTCTCCATCACACGAGTAAATTGATGATGGTTGGCACGCCATTTAGTTACAATGACTTGTATGCGGAATTAGAGCAGAAGGAGACATTTAGAGTAGAGACTTATCCTGCAATTGATGCTGAAGGAATTGCTCTTTGGCCTGAGCGTTGGGATTTAGAAGCCTTAGATTTGAGGCGCATGTCGATGCCAGCAATTCAGTTTACGCGAGAATATCTCTGTGAGCCTATTCACGATGTAGCAAGTATGTTCCCGATGCCTTTGTTGGAGCAAGCAAGAGACACTGATTTGGTTCTGATAGACAGGGCCGAAACTAATTACAACGAAGAAGGAGAGGCAGATGGTGTCTTCGGACAGCACTTCATAGGTCACGACCCTGCGATAGCATCTGATAAGAATGCTGATTTTACTGCGATGACTGTTATGCGTATCAAACCCGATGAGGAGAAGAAGGAGATAATCCACGTCGTTCACGAAAGAGGAATGTCCTCAGTAGCACAAAAGAGGATGATGGTGATGCTCAATAGTAAGTTTCAACCTGAACTTATCGAACTTGAGGGAAATAACTTCCAAAGAATGCTTGAGCAAGAGATGAGAGAACTTAGGGCGGATATGCCTATTCGAGTATTCATGACTACGCGCACGCGTAAGGAGAGTTTGTTCATGTCTCTCCTTCTTGCATTTGAGCAAGGACACATTAAAACTCCATATGGCGATGAGAGAAGTAAGAAATACACTCATGCTCTTGAGCAGGAACTCAATCGTTTCGGTATGCAGAAGAGTGGTAAGTTAGAGAGCGTAGGCGTGCACGATGACTTAGCGATGAGTATAGCACTCGCAAATTGGGCATCTAAGGAGTTTAAGGGAAGTGTAATGCTCTTGGATGATTATATGCCCGGTTTCGATAGTTGGGTAAGTGGGGATGGCAATAATACAGGGAGTTGGATGATACCATGAATAAGATAAATACGACAGAAATAGACTCAAAGAATGTAAACACTACACTTTGGACGTGAGAGAATGGGCATTTTTCCAGATAATGGAGACGGTTGGTTTGAAGCCAATCTTGGTTTTTCAGCATCTGAATTAGTGAAGCGTCTAAAGAAAGCCAGAAGGCACAATAAACAAGATAAGGATTTCATAGACAAAGCAATAGATGATATTAGAGCGTTGAAAATTATGGAAGTTGATGCTACATTGAAGGTGCATGATTGGAGTGAACCCTATTCTGATACTATCAAGGAATTAGGACTTACTGACCGTAATATGAAAGCACTCAGAAAGTTTGGAGAGTCAAGGAGTATTACTCTTCAAAGGGCTTGTCGCCAATGGGATAATGCAGATGATACACTTAAGATGCTCGAAGAATATGAAGATGTATGGGGCGATTCGGAAAAGAAGGCTTGGGTAGAAGCGATGGATGCCAAAAGAGATGCCAGATTGATATGGAAGACTGCACTTCATCAGATAGAAAGACTAACCGATAAAGAGAAGGAAACACTTGTCAAAAGTGCTGAGATTCTACAAAGTAAAGGCCCAATGACAGGAAGGATGATTTTTGAAAACTTATCTGAAAAGAAGATTCTCCATAAGAGTATGACGTCCATGAAATTAGCAAAATTACTCTCAATGTATGGTGAGGAGATTGATATTATTGGAGGAGCAGGAAGAGGGACTTTTGTCAAGATGGATAAGACCGGTCTCATTATCAAAGACCCATGGGCGTATGCTGCTGGATTCCTCGATGCCGATGGCTATATCACAATTACAAAGAGAGGTGAGCCTCGCGCTGGTTTCATAGCGACAGGGAATAGAGGTAAGATACATTGCGAACAACTGCAGAAAACTTTGGATTGCGGTATACTACAGTTGGACCAAAAGGTGTATAGCGACAATCAACGCAGTCAGCATCGCCTTCAGTTCTATTCTAAAGCGGATATAGCAAAACTATTGAAAGGAGTCCTGCCATTCTTACAAATGAAAACAACTCAAGCAAAAGCGGTGCTTGCATTCATAGAAGAGAGAGATAGTCTGAAGAAAGACGAATTGAAGAAAGTAGTAAGGTATAGCAATTGGAGTGACGATACCAATAAGGCTAATGCCCTACTGGCCGAGTGGGGTATAGAGGCCGACCAAGTGAATAAGTGGGCGGAGGCGATTTGATGGCAGAAGATGAAGAAACTGGAATACGTGGTTTTCTCAGGAGGGTTTCGGCTCCATTCAGAAGTCGAACTACACCTGAACCGCAGATGCCGCTCTATACTACTGGTATACAGGAACCAGTCTTAGCGCAGGGTATTACACTACCCGCGCTATATGCGGTCACGCACGAGAATCTCATACTGCGAACAGTCATTTCTAAGTTAGCGCAGGAGATATTCAGACGAGGCTACTATTGGGAAAAGAAGTTTCAGCACAAGTGTATGGACTGTGGTGAGGAATATAAGAATGAAGTAGAACAATGTAATCTATGTGGCGGGCAATTGAAGACGCCAGATGTAAATCAACTAATCTATCCTAAATGGCTTCTTGAGCAGCAAAATTCGATGGAACAGAACTTCATGCACATAATGGCTGAGATTGAGAAAGACCTCAATATAGTGGATGATGCATTCTTGATTTGCGTTAAGGAATACTTCGTAGACCCTGAGACATCAGATATGAAGTTCTATCGAGTAAAGGAAATCATCAGAGGCGACCCGATATTCATGAGAATCATCTCAGATAAGCGCGGAGTTCGTGGTGGTAGATACAAGGTATGTCCTCTCCATCGTGACCAAGTTTCCTATCCCGGACAAGACGAGAAATGCCAAGTCTGTGGAAATAACATGCAGGAAGCCCACTATGCCAATATGGCAGGAAGTGGGAAGACACAGTATTATCTGGAAGGAGAGGTTCTCCATATCAGTAAATACAATCCATCCAAGTTGTATGGTAAGAGCCCAGTTAATACCATGTGGCGACAAGCCATGACTTTGACGGCAATGGATAATTACATGTATACAGCATATCAGAAGAGAAGGAGTCCGAAAGGAATCATATCTGTTACCACTGATAATCTTGAATCAATGAAGTCATTTTGGAAGACTGTTGATGAGAAAATGGAGCGTGACCCACATTACATACCAAAAGTTGGCATAGAGAGTCAGACTGGAAGAGGTGGAGTGAATTGGGTTAAGTTCATGGACACTCTTGAGGAAATGCAGTATATTTCAGTTAGAGATGAGATGAGGAATCGTATAGCCGCTTTCTTTGGTGTAAGTAGCATTTTCATGATTGACAGTGGTAAGAGTGGCGGTTTGAATAACGAGGGAATGCAGATTCTTGTAACTAATCGGGCTGTAGAGTTTGGTCAGAAAGTCTACACTGACGTGCTTTTCCCTCGTATGCTCAAAGAAATGGACGTTACAGATTGGAAACTTACTCTCTATCCTAATGAGGAAGAGGATGAAATTACTCGTTTGCGACGAGACGAGATGGAAGTGAACCTCGCTCAGAGGATGATGATGCTTGGCTACAAACCAGAACTTATGGAGGAAGGCGACAGAGACATACGCTTTACTTATCGTCAAATGGACCCCCAGCAGGATGGCGCAGCGCCAATGCCGCCGGGAATGACACCACCGCAAGGAATGCCGCCCGGCACTGGAATGATGCCTAATGGAATGATGCCGCCGGGAATGGCACAACGTGGAGGAATGCCACATGGAGGAATGCCACATGGAGGAATGTCACCCGGTATGCCACCCGGTATGCCACTCAATCAGATAATGCCGCCATCACAACCCGGAGGAGAGGGAATGGGAATAAGAACGCCAAGAGGACCAGCCTCGCCACAAAGTCGAACATCTTTCGGTATAGGCTCCCCTGTTTCATCAGTTCAACAGAGGGGACCACAGAACTCATTAGCGCAGGATAATAGTCGTGCTCTACTAAACGCAAGACGAATAAAGGGCGCGTAATTCAAATAGCATCGCGCATACGCAATAGGCAGTGAAGACCATGGACCTCATCAAAATGCACCCAATGGCGCGAAAAATGACAGCCCACAACGAAGAACTTGCGAAAGCAATAGAAGATGGTAATGCAGATGTCGCAAGACAGCACATTATGGAGATAATCAAGTATGCGAGCACTCTTGAAGACGACCTTCTTATGGCTGTGAAGAAAGGAGAGAACGAAGTAGTAGTGCCTGATAACTCATGGCAAGTCATGAAGTTCAATCAATCTGGTGCAAACTTCGACCCATCTATGAGGGGCGACCAATTGCCCGGCACAATCATTCCAGCAAGAACAAAGCAGGCTATGAGGCCCGTACGCGGAACCTTTGGTCGAAGAGTCTGAGGCGATATAATGGAAGAAGGGGACGCAGGAAAACTCATGAATACTCTCATCTCTAAGATGGAGAGTATGGATAATGAGGTTCAGACGCTAAAGGCGGAGAATCTTATTCTCAAGAGAATGATGGATAATCCTAAAGTTCTCTTACGTAAAGCAGGTTTTGTTCCTTTCAACACTCCTCTATCGGAAGACGTTGAGGTTGACGCTTTCAGAGCAGACGTGCAGACTGGCGGACTTCTCAAGGCAGAGGTAGACTCCTCTGACCCAGATAAGTTTAGCAATACTGAGATTCACGAAATGAGTTGGGATGAGATACACGATATGGCAGACCAACATAGAGAAGTAAAGGAGATGTATTGATGGTAAAACCAAGATATGAAGAAACCTCGTCTGAGGTCCAAGAATTATTGATGAAAGCAATTGCACTTGAAAAGCGTATAGATGAGGCAGAGATACAGAAATCATCTCATCATCCAGAAACTACTTTTGATACGAGGCCGGGTGGCGTTCAATTCATGGCAGAAAGTGGAGGGCAAACTTACAATGTCTTCTATAACACAAACCAATCACTTCTTGATTCCGATGATGTCGCTAACAAGGGTGCGTCCAGTGAGAGCGTAAATCTTGATAATACTCCAATGAAGAATACCCACGACACCGTAAACAGGCTTGTCGAGGGATGAGCGTGACCAAAGTCGCCGTAATCAAAGGCGTCATAGACTCTATGTCGTGTAGAACATGTGGTGCTACTCCCAGCGAGGGGTGTAGGCGAAAACAAGGATTACCCATAGAACAATGTCCGATGAATGGGTGATAAGGTGATAAGGTGATGATGGATGAAAGAAGGCCCAATAGATGTCTATCTGCGTCATCGTTCTGAATTACTGAAGGCCATATACGACGGCACCGACCCAGAGCAAGAGGTTGGAGATTATCTCATCTCTACGATAAATCTGGAGAATCACGAAATAGAGTTTCATCCTACATCAGAAGACGAACTCTGTCGGGGATTTAGTTCCGATTTTCTAAAAGCAGAAGAGGGCGGACGGAGTCAACCATTCGCATCATGGAGACCTGCTTTTCATATGGAAATGGGGACACGCCATCCTTGGCGTGGACGAGTCAAGATGGCCTATGATGAGAGCGATAACGATAGATTCAATTTTCCCTTATTCACTGAGAAGAGGAAAGGGGAAACGCATTCACAGTTTATGGAGAGAAATAAGATACCTATCAGTATGAAGCATGGCCTTTGGCCGGAAGTTCTACCATCGAGAACGAGACCTGTAAGGGAGAAAATTGTAGGTAAGGATGGGATAGAGCGTCTGGTCGAGACGGGAGTCGAAACCGAACCAATAGAGAATTATACTGACGTCAGTCCTTTTGATAAAAAAGTGCATCCATTAAGGAGGATTCGTGCTGATACTGGTAAACCAGAATGGGAACAGATGCTTAGAGAGTTCTATCTGGGTAAGAATAAATGGGCTGAGAAGGTAGCAGATGCGGAAAAGAAGCATAGAGCGCATTGGAAGAAAGATGCAATTGGAGACGGCTCTGAGGAATATGATACGCAGACTATCTATGATTCTATACCCGATGGAAAGTTCTCTTTCTTAGGTGGAGATGATGGGCACAAAAGTGAAGTCACTAACCATCTTCATGGATTGCGATTGAGAGACTTCGAGAGATGGAAGAATGGAACTGGCGATTGGGGAGGTTTCAATGAAGAAGATGGTGAGAAGCACAAAGATAGAGTCAAGGCGCTGGACAAAGAAGGCAAGGACTTGGAAGAGGAGCATTTCAATGATAGGATGGAGAAATTACTCAGTAACGATGTTACTCCTATTACTTACAAACCAGAAGACCCATACGGAGAATGGGATAAGAAGGGAATAGAATCATTAGCAGATATGACCAAAGTCCATGCTCATGGAATGGGGCATTCGACTTTGATGAGAGGATTGGAGTTCCTTTCTCCAGAAGATAGGACTATTGTGATGGAGCATATAGCGACACATGGCACAGATGACCCAGACCTAAGACATCAATATATTGAACTTGATGATGGGCATCGTCTTTTTATGGCTCGTATAAAGCAGACAAAGAAGCAGAGGCAAGAAGGAGAGTTGCATTGGTTTCAACGTGCCAGAATGCATTCGGGCGCTAATGTTCCAGAGCATAAGGAAAAGCCACACGATTCATTCATACATGGAGACGAAGGCATGATTGCTGGCACTTTGGCTAATACGCTCGTCAAAGACGACGGCATCCATGAGGGCGAGCCGCACCAGTATGCGAGGCACGCATCTGGGGAGATAGATATGGATAAGGAGCCGAAGAAGATGTATGATAAGACCGCATTAGAGCATGTGATGGAAAAACTCGAAGAGGCCTATGAGGGAGATGGCCTCTTAGAGTATGGTGAGGATAGGGTAGATGCGGGTGGCTTACCTATCGGTAAGGCCAAGAATCTTCCGAAGTTTAGCGAGAGAGATATAGAAGATATTCAAAGTGCTCTATCAGAAGGGAAGGATGCAAAGGAGGCATTGAGCGAAAAACTCACAAATAATAGTCACATTGCTTTGGGAACAGAAGGATTTCTGGATTTAATGGGTTGGAATCGTGATTTAACTGAGAGGCACAAGAGTCACCCTCTCTTCAGTGGGAGAGGGAGTAAGGCTCTGATTAACAAGTCTATCATGAGAGGCATTCTCAAAAATCTAAAGCGCGTATCTGGTCTTTCTCTTAGTGCAAAACAGATAAGGTCAGCAATGGGAGCGCATATCGTTAATCATGGACCGAAGCCTGAAGACATTTCTGATGAGGAGCGAGAACATTACTTAGATGTTGAAGGAAGGCTCAAGGGATTAGGATTCCCACAAGGCGGGCGCATATTTGCACATAGAGGAGGGCTTGGAAGAGAACTTTCAACTTATGTGGAGATGATGCATGATTTTCATGCTGACGATATTGATTGGGATAAGGGAGAGGGAATATCGTCAGAGTTAGGGGACAGAGAACAAGAGGGGTCTGGAAAAATCATTCCTAATAGCAATACGTTGGGACTCTGGGCACGTGCCCATCCTCATTTCCTTCCTTATGGACAAAACTACCACGACACTGCGCATGGTATTATGGCTACGACTGATACAAATACTCACGCATTACACAGAATAGGAACTGCAAGACACCCCGGAAGAAATATCAAGACGAACAGTTCACAATATCTTTCGACTCGCAGTCCTTACTTTATGGCCCGATTTATGCGTGAAAACCCGTCTCCACAGAACTTTGTAATGGAAACGAAGAATCTAACTACGAGAAGTATCATGGCTCATCATTTCAATTCTCATAATTTCGCTACTATGACCAATACAGCAAAAGAATGGAAGGAACCTCCTTCAAAATACAAGAAAGATACGGATGGTGAACTCGTGCTTGACAAAGATGGCGAGCCGATATTATCAAACCGTAAGGGATGGACCGATGAAGAGTTAGCACGAAGAGTGCAGCCGGGAGATTATGGAATAAGAAGAGTAGCAGCATTAGCACGTCTACAAGCCCACGCCAATGGCAGGCGTAACGCCTTTGGCAATCCCGGTGAAAGAATGCATATTACCTTGAAAGATTTAGAGGATAACCCAAGTTTTCGAGCATCTCCCGATATGGACTCAATGGATTACTTAGCGGAGATGCCTCACTTCAAAGGCTCAAATATCCAAGATAGGCTCGACGCTGGTTTATTGGATGAGTTGGAAGACTTCAATGTCATACTTGATGAGATGAAGTCGAGGAACCCTCCAGAAGAATTGCCTGCAGACCATCCAATAATGAGACGATACGAGAATCTCATGGCGAAGTTCAACAAGGTATACGGGGATGAGATAATACGAACCAGTAGGGGTGCATACGGTGGGAGGCAAAAGCAAACATCATACGGTTGGCGTGATAAGGACGAGGATGTTATGCGAGGCGACAAAAAGGCTGTTACTAATTATGCTCGTGATGTCTTAATTCCAGAAGTTCTCAAAGCCCATCCTTCTGCATATCATCCGTCTAATCCTAAAGCGCTTGCTAATGTCGCCGCCACACTACAAGGCGCTATGAGGAGTATTTACAAGAAAGGGGGAGGAGGTCTTACTACTTCTGCTGCTTGGATTAGGCCTGCTGGCTCAAAAGCCGCATTATATGCTCCAGAATACAAGAAAGATGCGGATGGTGAACTCATACTTGACAAAGATGGTGAGCCGATATTAACAAAGAGGATTTCATCTGATGAGCAATATAGATTGGCTTCTTTGATGCAGCAAGGTGAAGTCGGAAGCAAGATAATTGGGGATGAGTCAATACATATGATTCTGAAGAAACTCGGTTTGCCAGACGATACTCCCCATCGCAAACATGTAAAGCACATGATGAAGACACACGGTGGTGATTTTACTGCTGCTACTCTCGGCCAATTAGCAACAGCAGGTATAGATTGGCAGTCGAATTATGAGAAGGATGAGAGGGGAAAGTATGTTCTCGATAAGGATGGGAGGAAAATCCCAGCAGCATCTCCATTTAAGAGTTTGAAAGGGGAAGATATCCATACATTTTTAGACGATAAAATGAAAGAACTTCAGGAGAGTTATCCAACTTCGGCAGCAACTGGACGTGAGAGCACAGAATACCAAGTAACACAACGCGCCTTACGAAGTGCATGGGACAAAACCCATAAGGGCCATATTGCATTGAGAGGAATTAGAAATGTTGTGAATCTTCAACCTGACTTATTGAAGGGCTATGGATTAACCTTCCAATCTTCTCCTAACTACAGTAGGAAGAATCCAATGATTGCTCAACAGAAAGTTTCAGGCGAGCCTTTGGGGGATAGGGAATTGTTGTTCTCCCACAGAGATAAGACTGGCGATAGGAGAGATTTAACTGATATGAAGAATATAGCAAACAGCATTCTCGTATTCGATGAAGGGGCATTGCAGGGAGAAACACTTCAAGCCAAGTTCGACCCTTTCGAGGGAAAGAAAGCGGTAGGATGGTATGACGATGTTCCAATCGAATCACATGATAGCGGAGAAGGGGCTATTCCTCATGACCACTACATCAGTGGAGGTATGGATGATGGTTATCTCGTCACACCAGAAATAGGAATTGAACACGATGAAGACGACAACATCGTCGTAGGCACTAATGCTACTGAGGGCTATTATCACACCGTACCATTCCAAACGTTACAGATGATGTTTCCACACTATAACAATGAGCATATACAAACTTTGATTGATAGCCACCCAGTTGAAGAAACGACCTTATCTAATCAACAAACTCCATCCAGTGATACGGGATATCCACCATCAGCGGATTTTCCATCTGTTAGATACAGTGAACCAATGCATATTTCCAATCTGTTGTTGAAGGACAAAGCAGAGTTACCGAAGCAAGTTCCGCTCATTGACCCCCTTCATAGGATATTCGACATTGAAGATTTGAAGCAATTGAGAGGATTCACTGGTGAATGGGTCGTCTCAATTCACAAGGATGGAAAAAGATGCAAAGTGCAATGCAAGAAGAATCGTGTGACCGTATTCGACGATAGTGGCAATAAACAATCAATGAGTGAGAAAATGAGGAATGCTTTCAAACAAATCGGAAAGAAGGATTACGTAATAGATGGCGTAATGCAAGACGGAGAGTTCCACGTTAATGATATTCTACTCTATGATGACGATGTCGTATACGACCTCTCTACGCGTGAGCGCATTAAAGTGTTAAGGGGACAGTTCGATAGTTACGACCCTGTTTACATACCCAGCCCGTCTGATATTAGAATTACAGATGAAGTTGGTTTGGAGAATGCAGTGAAGGAGTTGAGTAAGGAGTCTGACAAGATACTCTTGAGAGATGCAAAGTCCACATACATGAAGGGAGAAGAAAAGCACCCTAAGTGGGTTCTATTGGCAAAATCGGACATAGAGTTCCACATACCTTTCTCTATGGAGATTGATGATAGTCACTTCATTATACATCTTCCAGAGGACTTAGTGAAATACGAGATAGTAGATGGGGAGGCAATCGAGCCAATAGCAGCAATAGGTAGTCTTACTGATTCAGATTACTCTCTACGCCTCGCTAAGAGTCTTGAGCCTTATTGGAAAATAGCATTAAGTGAGATGTTAAAGGAAGAAACCGAGATAGAGCCTGAGATAGATGAGGAGAGGATAGAGGAAGAGAGTGCTGGCATACTCAAACCAAAGAAAGATAAGAATCTGATAATGAAGCCAAACGATGTTTACAAGACGCTCGTTCTCATAGAACGCGCAATAGATGCAATGGAGAAGGGATTCAGCAATTTGGCTGGAAGAGGTTTTGGATATGATGTGGGCGATGGAACCGAGAGTCCACGCGGCCCTACGAAGTTGGATAGTGAGGAGTCTTTACCGGATTGGGACATGAGGAAACGGCCTACAGAGGATATGGAGAAGCCAGAGGACTATCCCGGTAGACGAAGGAAAGCGAAGAAAAATGCCGAGCAGTCCAACGAATTGGGAGAAAGAAGCCTTGAGGGATAGTCCCGCAGCATTGAAGTAGTAAAGCAATACGTGAGATGATTAGTGTGCTCGGTAGTAAACAACTGTTCAGACATGACGATGAGTCAATCGCCATCCTCAAGGGTGGTAACGACCTCATTGTCGCTGGCTACGCAAGCGTGGAAGTTGTAGACAAGCAAGGCGACGTAATAACAAAGGAGGCATTAAAGGACGCATTTCGTAAGTTCATGGAAAACCCATCTTACAGAAACGTTCAATTAGCGCACTCCAATATACAAGTAGGCGACGTAGTACCAAGTTACACAGATAATGAAGGGAGGTTGTGGAAAAGCGAAGTCGATGATGTCGGGATGTTTGTAGTAGTACAACTCCGTAACGACATCGAGAAGGCCAAGGAAGTCTCAGCAGAGATTAGAAAAGGCGTTCTCAGAGGATTCAGTATCGGTGGTCAAGCGTTCAAAAGGGTTAGAAAATCAGACCCAAAAAGAGGCGACTACCAAGAAATAAGCAAACTGGAACTTCATGAAATAACGATTTGTGAAAAAGGCATCAACCCCGAAGCAACATTCAGCATTCTAAAAGAAGATACGGAAGTGAACAATATGACAACAGAAAACGACGAAAACGATATGACAAAGCAACTGGGCGACGTTCTAACGCGCTTGGAATCACGTTTGGACGGTATGGAAAAGGGCGAGAAGCCTGCTTTCCTTGAAGACAAGAAGGACGATGACGACAAGAAGGACGACAAGAAGAAAGAGGCGGCGGAGATAACTGAGGAGCCAGTGGAGAAATCCAATGAGTTCTCAGATGTCATTACATCCGATTACTTGAATTGGATGGAAGACACTCTGAAGAGTGGCGGTGTGGACACAGGAGCCGCACGCGCACACTTTGATGGTCTGGAAAAGGCTAACCTCGGTTCCACTCCAGAAGAGATGGCCTCTAACGACCTCCAGCGAACTGGACAGGTTAAGGGACGCGTGCAGGAAGGTGGCAAGCCTTCAACTAACGCACTCGGTAAGACTACTGGTAGTGGCAAGGTTGCGAAGTCTGACTTCATCGACCCTCGTTCACTAACGGACTCAGACATTGAGGCCGCTTACGAAGTTTACAAGGCTGCAGCCCTTGAGAACGAACTACGTGGAAGCCTCGAAGAGCAGTTCTCTACACGCTACACGCACGAGAGGCAGTCCGAGATTGCCAAGGCAGAGGCAGCAGCATTCGATGCACGCAGCCCACTTGAGGCTATTCAGAAGTCCATCGAGGCACTTGGAGAGCGCATTGACGGACTTACTACATCAGCAGAAGCAGGAGAAGATTTCAAGAAGTCCGAGAGCGCCACTGGAATAGTGGTTCCTTCGACTGAGGATTTGGCACTAATGTCTTGGGACGAGGTTCATCAACTGGCCGATAAGACATTGAGCCCGGAGTGAGAATCCACAATACAAAATAGGAGATGAAGAAAAATGGCACGAAACTACGTACGAACAATAACTGACATGGAGCGCTATTACTATGGCGCAGGGAACGCAATGGGGTATTCTTACTCCGGTAGTGAACTACTCAAGGCAGACAGCCCAATGCTGTCTACCACTGGTGGAACTTACCAAGCAATTTATGGACGCAAAGTCTGGTCGCAACTGAACCAAGAGTTCAACGCTTTCAGTATTCTACCCAAGAAGCCTTGGGACCGAAGTGGATGGCGCGTAATCACTGGTCGCCCCAATTCGGGCACTCTACACGGTGGAGTTGCAGAGAACGCAACACTACCTGAGACAGTCAAGCCGACTTTCCAGCACGTTGCTGCAAAGCCTAAGACTATCGCACACACCTTTGATATGTCCGAGACAGCGATTTTCCTCGCTGACAAGGATGATGGCCTCGGAGATATCCGCTCGGTCATGAAGGAAGAAATGGGCAAACATCACGCTGAGATGGTGAACAAGATGCTTTGTACCGATGTCGACACACCTGCTGCTAACAACTTCGAGTCCTTGGACCGAGTTACAGCAGCATACAGCAACAACGCAACTACCACAACTGGTCTGGTTAATGGTCACGACAATCTAAGCGCTGACTCTGACCTCGACATATACAGTATCGACAGGAGTGCAAACTCATGGTCGAACGCTGAGATGAGCAACAACGCAGTGAGCAATGTCTCAACTGACAGAGTTCTTTCTCTCGACTTGATTGACGAGATGTTCCAGAAACTCTGGGTCCGTGGTGGTAACCCCAAGGTTATGCTAACCGGATATGACACACTAATGCGCCTGCAGCAACTATTGCAGAGCCAGCAAAGGTTCATGGAAGAGAAGAGAGTCACCCCCACCTACAACGGTGTAAAGGGTGTTCCGGGAATGGAAGCCGGATTTATCGTGGCTACCTACAACGGAGTCCCAATTATCCCAACCAAGAACATGCTGACGGATTCTATCAGTCGCGTTTACTTCTTAGATACAGATTACCTGCACTTTAGCACAGCAATACCGACCCAATACTTCGAGTCGGGAATTGAGACCGGCGACCCCTTCGCCATCAACAGGCTGGGTCAAGAAGGACTCTACCGAACAATGGGCGAGATTTGGACCACTTTCTTTGGGTCACAAGGAAGTCTGAGGGACTTGAAGTGAGGCCAGAAGGCAGGAATATATACAGGAGATGAAGAAAAATGGCAGATACATTAACAGTAACAGGCAGTAGCACAACGGCAACCCTTGTAGGGGCATGGGAACTCAGAGCGGGCTCTCACGACACAACAGAATGGCTTGACGGAGCAGCAGATGTAAGTTATCCGGGCGGAGGTCCGGGCACTTTCCATCCATCAAACTCCGATGGAGCGACCGGATACGACCCGGCCCCCAAGATGGCATTGATTACACTTGGTTCAACAACTAATGGAGCCACTGTCACACTAAGTGGCGGAGCAACCTCTGTTCTTACAGCAATAGCAACTGGCGGCACAAGCGCGAATGCGCAGACACTCGGTGCTACAATTAGCGGTCTGGTAGTCACACTACCTACAACTGGAACTGTAACCAGTGGGCAACTTGTGGTATTTTACAACTGAGGTGGGTGAATGCCTACCGTAACATATGCAGGCAAGTGGTATTCTCGTGCTGGACGCGACCCATCCATAGGCGAATGGATTCGCGGAAGCAGAAGAACCGTCTCCCAATCTTGGTTGGATGACAACAGGCATTGGTTACTCAAGGACGATTATATCATTGAGGGCGACGAAGCACCGCATTCAGATGCGGGCAATGATGGCATTCCAGACAGCGAATGGAGAAAAGCCGACATTATGGCTTGGCTCGACAATAACGGAATACCAATTAGCGGTGGTTACAAGACCAAGAGTTCTCTTCTCTCTTTAGTGGAAGAGGCTTTAAGTCCGGCCCCTGTCGAAGAGCCAGTAGTCGAGGCGGAACCTGAAGCCGAAGAACCAGTAGTGGAAGAAGCAGTAGTGGAAGAAGCAGTGGTGGAAGAAGCAGTGGTGGAAGAAGCAGTAGCAGAAGACGAAACGGAAATGGAGTGATGAAAAATGGCATTTAGTAGCACAACAGACACAAGAACACACGTAATGGGTGACCTAATGATGGTTACTGGAGATTGGAACGCAGCGAGTGTAGCAACAGGCACAATAGTAACTGGCCTATCAGAGATACTCGCTTGCGGAGTAATAGGCGACACTTTCGGTGACGTCACAGGTGGAGGCGTAGATGGGGCATTTGCCATCGTCACAGACGCAGCACCCGGCTCCCTCACAATAGATTGCGTAGCCAGCAACACTGGTAAGTGGTGGGCATTGGGTAAGCGCTGAAACAGGCGGTGACCTATATGGCTAATCTAACACTAAAGTTTGCAGTTATCGGCCCGATAGCCCCGAAGGATTTTTCCAATGAGGCTAGGGCAGAAACAGCATTGGCGGCAGGATATACTACGATTACTGATGCAGCGTCTACGTCATCATTAGTGTCATCTGAGCCAATTATTATTCTTGGAAATGTGTTTCTTGTTCTCACATACTATGCATGAAGGTGGTGTTTGTGGATGTCCAAGTTCGAGTTACAAACACTTGATATTGACGACATCAGCAGAGCAGCCAAGCAAAATGTTCGTGCAGACATTAAATACGACAACCAGAAAATCAATACCGATGCTCCGCTAAAGGGCATCACTAAGAAGCAGAGGGCGAGAACCTCTGATATCGCAGACATACTCGATATTGGTGCTGGCACACGCTGTGCTCACTGTGGTATGCTTCACTTTCTATGGAGGGCTACTTGTGGCGCTTGCGAAAGGCCTATGAAATATAACCTCGGAAGCCGTAATGAGGAGGCGAGGTTATGAATGAGTTTGACTTAGCATGGACCATCTTGAAGGGACTCCCCGAACAACAGATGTTTATAGAAGATTCAACACCTCCTAAAATGATGAACCAAAATAGGAGAATTAGTAGAATGGGAACAGTCAATCCTGCAATTGAGGGTATGTTATCAAGAGAGTGGTCTAATCATCCAGATTGGGGTGATAAACGTCCTAATTTAAGAATTAATTCAGAGGCAGCCCCAAATTACAAAGGGGATAGTTTATTGGATTGGACTCATTCCATAATTGATGGTTCTCAAGGACTACATGAAAAATGGTATCCGGGTAAAAAACGAGGAGCGTGGGGAACTGAGGGAGAAGATGTAGCGTATGACGATACTCCAAGACGCAACTCAACTCAAGATATTATTAACCAATATGACCCGAAAAAGCATGGAAACGATATTGACCAGTATATGGCTGAGAATGACCCATCTACACGAAGAAAACTGGAAGAAGAGGAAGAAACAAGAAAAAGAGGTGAACAAGAAACTCAAGATAATTTCAAAAATCTTCTTCAAGAATATGAACCGGAGCAATTTTTGGACCATCCTGACGGCTTAACTCCTATTCAAAGACAAAGAAGTAGATTAGAAGACATGGCTCGTGAGTTAGCAATGGCTCGCGGTATGCCTGACCCTCGTAATGAGGAGGCGAGGCTATGAATGAGTTTGACCCAATGGATATTGTATTCCAATTACTCAAGGATTCTGCTAAAGTACGAGATGGTAGTCCGTTTGCCTTTCCTAAAAGAGATGACCCAAGATATGATTACCGGCACCGGCTCCAAGCGCCGCATACGAATCCCTCTTTGGATTATCTGAAAAGACAAGCGGCTTTGTCACAACAATCAGCACCACCTATGGACCCTTCATGGACTCCTGAAGCAATAGCGAGAATCAATGCTCAAAACGATGAAGCAAGGAGAGCACTTTCTCTGAAGGGCAAAAAAATCAATTGTGAAGATAATTCCCATGAAGAAGGTTGGTCATATTGCGGTAAGAGTGAATGTGTATCATGTGGCGGGGGTTACTGAAATGACAGCATTCGACAAGGCTTGGATATACTGTGGGTATAGTGAATTAGCCGAAGAGAACTCGTAAGAGAGAGATTGAAATGCCACAAGTATTCAGCCCCGGTGAAGGAGAGACAAGACCTCTTGACCCCACAGCAGTCGTCTACACCACAGCACAGAAAGTTGCAGACCTACTCGATATGGGGCCGCAAGATGCTGTCGCAGTCAGTGCTGACTCTGAGTCTGATAGAGTATATGTGACGGGCGCCGATTACAGAAATATCGGATTTTCAGTAGGCGATACAATTCTCATTTACAGCGATGCGCAAGCATTGGGAATAGAGAAGACAATTACATCTATTGCCGAAGGAGGGACCAATGGAGTAGCCCTATACTTTACAGGGTCATTCTCAACTTCGGATTACCAAGCGGTAGACGATACATATGTGCAAAATCTGGCATCATTCACCAATGGAAGAACTCGTGGATTAACTAAGGCTAAGGTTGAGGAAGTCATTCTTCGTATGCAGGACCACATAGACAACAGAACTCACAATGCATGGAGACCGTATCTTGTTAATGCGGAATACATCAACTTCGATACTTACAAGCCATATCGTCGTCGATACTATACTGACTACGTCGGCACTTCTCCACTTCTCTTCAGAAACGTTCAGCAGATACTTCGATTGGAGTTGTGGCAAGGAGATGACTACCGAGAGATAGGTGCAGCAGAGGCAAGAATCACACTGCCAGACAATGTGCGAGACCTCTCCGGTTCCATAGTCGTTTCACCCGGCAATGGGAGCGTCGGTGTCCTCTCAATCGGCAGTAGCACTGCGAATTGGCGAGCAGACTTCGATAAGGCAACTTCTGCTCAGAATCTGGCTGACCTAATCAATAAAGAAGACAGAGTAGGAAAGACCGTAGTGGATTTTGCGCCTACATTTATTCTTGAGGGTAATACGGCTAATGTCGCAGTTCACAATGAGTTTCTTGCTTCGGCTAATTCCGATTATGGGACAGGCATCGTCAAGATAACCAGCATGAGAGATACAAAGGGAGGAGAGAGTTGCACAATCGTTGCCACTGATAGCGACATAGATATTAGTCAGACCAGCAGTTCAACGGCTACATTCAGTAATCTCTCTTCTACAACTATTAACGTAGATACTACAAGTGGATTTGCAGAAACGGGTGTTGTCGTCGATGCGAGCGGTGACGTCTTTCGTTATACAGGGAAAACTGCTACGGCCTTCACCGGATGTGTAATTGTAGTAGGGTCTGCTCTTTCTGATATAGCGGGGATTCTGACTCAACATCAATTCCAGATAGACCTTCAAGGTGGAAGCACCAGTGGAGACAAAGGCAGACTGAGAGACTGGTGGCTCGACCACGAGATGGGCATCATATACTTCAACAACTCATATCCATTCTTTGAGTGGAATGCAATCAAGACATCTTACATCTATGGTGAGCGCTATGTGGATAAAGGCATAGAGGATATCTGCACTAAGTTGGTAGCAATTGATTTACTGATGAATGATGACCGTAGCGTTCTCATACCGGAAGGAACACAGAATGTGGACTTGGCATCTAAGATTCAACTCTATCGAGCAGATGTAGACCGGGTCTTCACGCGATACATTGAGGTGGTTGTCTTTGGGTGATGATACCGAAAAAATGGTCTACAATGAGTGGAAAGAAGCGATTGAGAAGGAGTTCACTCAAGCAGAGACTCAAGCGGAACTACGTAAGGGCGTTATAGAAGGTTCTACGCAGTATCACGATTTAGTGAAGTCTCAAGAGGAGAATCCTGATATTGTGGATAGGCGTATGCTAACTGAATCGCCCATATTGACTGAGCAGAAACTTAAGTTCAATGGTAATTCAGTATTACCAGATTGGGACGCTCATGATAAAGCAAGGAGGAAGAAGAAATGGTTGCCACCTTCAAAGAAGGAATAGATGTCATTTTGGATGTCCTCAAGGACAATTGGAATAGGGCAAATACGAGCAACTACAAGCCTATTATCATTGATATAGCCGATGTGACGCCTGAGCGAGGTAAGCGTCTTGACCTTGATAGGTCGGACTATATTCTCGTTTTCGAGACGGCACATAACGAAGAACTACCTGAGATGCTCTACGATTTTGTCACAACCAGAATCAATATCACGGTGGATATGCGGACTACGAGAAATCGTAGGCAACTTAAGGAGATGGAAAACGAGTTGAGAAGGTGTATTCACTTGAAGAGAAAGGGCGATGGCGTCAATTTCGATAGGTTAGTATACAAAACACGCACGGATTTGTCCGATAGGAGCAAGAAATTGTTCAGAATGACCTTCCAGATAGAAGTAGTTATCTTTGCAGAGCCAATCCCATGAGGTGAGAGAGAGCCATGCCGTCCACAGTCTACAAGGGTGATTTAACAGAAGTGACCTTCGGTCACGAGTCTGGCTTGACTTTGAAACATGGTTATGCGGGGTCTAATTTCAAGTTCACAGCATCTTTTGACCCGAATGACCCTGCACCCGCTAATGCGCCACATCAGAATCTCACTAAGGATACCAGTGTGATTGTCTTTGATAGCGGTGCGTCGAATACTCCAGTGCATAACGGAATCCTTCGTTATCCCAATGGGATGCTTGTGGGTAGTAAAGTGACCTTCTCAATAGCCTCAACCAGTCCTAATTGGAGCACTGATGATGATTATTCTGTAACTGGTAGGACATATACCATCATCAAGCAGGAAGTCGCAAATGATACGAACAGCCAAAATAACAACAAGACTGAGATTACAGTCACTCCTGCGTTGAAATCTGACCATACTACTGCCGACAAAGACTCAAAGACTGGAGATACCATGTATATTCACTCCTTCACTACGCCGACAATAGATGTCAGTATGATTCATAATGATGCTGCCAATGAATCTGTGGAGCGTGTTCTGACTGACCAATTCGTTGGACTGGTCAGCACCATAGCCCTACCAGAGACTAAAGTTGACCTCAAGCGTTATCATGTTGTTGGCCTTGGTCGTGATGTAGCAGTGCAAGTTCCGGGTAGATACCTCAATCAAGGAGGCTCTTTCGAGTGCAACATTCACAATGGTAGATGGTTTAACTACTGCCTCGGTCAAGAGGTAGTAAAATTACATGCTAACACAAAGGAGACTGGCGGTAACACATACAGTCTTCTTGGTTCAGTTAGTGCAGGCGATAATTTCTTGATGTTTGATGGAAACAGTAGTTGGCCTACGATAAATAGCGTGCAACTCGCTCCGGGTGATTACATCATTCTTGACTCTTCGACAGAGATGGTTGATGTTCAAACATACAGAGATACTGGCGTGGGCACCAGTGTAGACAAGAAAGACGACGCTTGGCCCAATGTAGGAGCCGCACAGATATTCGATAAGGCTCTCAAAACTGAGGTTAGAAGGATAGCGGCTGTGCAACGAAATGGGGCAGAGTATTCAGTCTGGTTGGACGACTCTCTATTGTATGCCCATGCAAATGATTTAGTCGTGAAGTTCGCTAAGTATCAAACAGACTCAACTTTCGGCAGTCCTCACAGAGACAGTAGCACTGGCAACCTAACTCAACCCGTCGAGCATCTCTTCTTCTCTCGAAGCACAATACCATCTTTCTCAATGGAAGTGAGTATCAGAAGGCGCGATGCCGATAGCAATGAGGGAACTACAGATGGTGGAAGTGGCGATTCTAAGCAACTTACGCGTGTTTTCCGTGGTTGTAAGGTCAAGGACTTCAGTTTGACCGCTGATACAGATGCTGCTCTAAGACTCACTACAAACTTCGATTCTGCTCTTTGTTATACCGATACAGGGCGCTTAGAAAGCACAAAAGGAGACAGATACGATACGCACAGGCTCTTTGAGGACACCGCTAATACTGAAGTTGAACGGAAGAAGGCAGGTATCGAGAAGGGTACGCAGAAGCCGTTTATGTTCTACAACGGTTCGATAAGCGTAGCAGGAACCACATTAGGGCAGGTAGTATCTTTCACTTTAAACGGTAAGACTGGAGTTGAGCAATTCTACACTATCAGCGGAGCAAACATAGCAGATGCGGCGACAGACCAAGTGCCTCATGCTGGAACAAGAAACCCTAAACTCGCTGTGGAAGGTAAGACTGAGTATGACCTTGAGATGGAGATTATCGTGGATGACCCTCTTTTCTACCATAAGGTAAGGAGAGCAGTAGACCATTTCGACGATACTGATGAGACTGCTCAAACAGATGCAGACATGATACGACTGTCTTTCGTCAAACAGGGCACTGGGGCAGACAGAGAATCTATCGACATACTAATTGATGACTATTTCATTACGGAGGCACCGCTTCCTATTCCAGAGGATAAGGGGCCAATACGCTCTGCACTCAAGATATTGCCTAAGACCTTCAAGGTCATTAGCAAGGATACGATACTACACGCGTGATTACTATGATGCCGTCAGATTTGGAAAGAGTGCAATACTACAATCGTCATACTCATGAGGAGTATGTCTATTGGCTGCTTGATAGATGTAATGAGCATTTAGAACACTATGGAAAGAAGGTGCCTCTTCAAACTATGATGCTCTTTGTAGGCACGAGAGAAAGCGTCGATGAGATGGTCTCAAAGAGGCTTGACCGATTTACTCTCGAAGACCCTATCGTGCCTCTCGATACAGAGAAGATTGAGGATTTCAAGCCTAAGCCTGAGCCAGAAGTGGAGCCTGAGCCTGAAGAGGTCGAAGAGAAGCCTGCATGGGTAGAGGCCGCAGAGGAAGTTCTTGAGGAAGAAGAGGAAGTTCTTGAGGAAGAAGAGGAAGTTCTTGAGGAAGAAGAGGAAGTTCTTGAGGAAGAGGAAGAGGCTATGATAGTCCCCCCTGAGAGCAACCCATTTGGTGAAGTGGATTACCACTCATGGACAGTTCGAGAATTACAGGACGAATGTAGAGAAAGAGGACTTACAATTCGTGGCACCAAGTCAGAAGTCGTTTTGCGTTTGAGGCAACACGATGAAGGAATAACAATTACACAGGAAACTGAAAGCGAGACCGAAACCCCCTCGGAAGAGGCTGTTGAGGAAACGTCGGATGCCCCCTCGGAAGAGGCTGTAACCATGGAAGTGACTGAAAATGACAATAGTGGACAACAAGGAGAATATAGTAGCGAAGAAGAATGAACGAAGACATGAGATTGGCGTAAACCGCGATAATCCAGATGAAAAGATGGAGGTGTGGGTGCGCGACATTTCGTTTTTCGACGTTCAAAAAGCCGCCCAGAACCTCTTTCTTGTCGATGGTGACGACGTCAAACTTGACCTTGAAGGTTATTGGAAATACGCCTTCACCAATTGGATATTGAGAACTAATCCCGAACTCTCACCGGATGACTTAGCCAACGTTAATGCCTACGTAGGGCAGCAGTTAGCCGCGCTATTACCAAAGCCAGATGAACTTGCAGAGGTGATGCAGGGGGGTTTTACGAACGCGAACAATTGAGAGTTCAGCAGTTCCTTAAGAAACGGAAGATAGAATCTATCGAAGATTTTGGACTGCAGGCTCAGTTGTTCGCCTATATCGTGGCGAAACATTACAGCATATCGCTTACAGAGGTATATCAGATGGATAAGGAGATTTTCACCCAGTCCCTTGCTTGGGCGCTCGCAATCAATGATGAAGAAGACAAGGAAAGGAAAAGACAGCATATGCAAGACTCTACTGGAAATGAAACCGTGACTCTTGATTATTCATTCTTAGATGGAGAGGATATCTGATGGCGCTAGGTGCATTACTAAACTCACTTTCTGCAGTATCAAGTTCTCTTAGTGGGATAGGCAGTGCTATGAGTGGGCTTGGAGGCATCGCATCGGGTATCGGTGGTGCACTAAAGGGCATCTTCTCTGCTGTAAAAGGAGTAGCAATCAAGGCATTCACCAAGATTAAGGAGTTTTGGAACGAGCATCTCGCTCCCATTTGGGAGGGATTCAAGAATCTTGTTGCTCCTGTGTTCAAATTTATTGGGGCTCTTTGGAGAGGACTCGTCAAACTCATGAAAGGGGTTTGGAATGAAATCTTAGTTCCGATATGGGAGATTTTCAAAAATACGTTAGGGTTCATTTTCAATCTCATAACATTACGGTGGGGGAAAGCCATTGATAATATCAAGAATATCTGGGATATTTTAGTCGGCCGTCTTTCCGCTGTATGGAACAAGGTAATCACCCCTATCTGGGGAACTATGAAGAAGGTTGTTGGAGGTGTATTCAACGCTCTTGCTTCTACATGGGGTAAAATCTGGGGAGGTATGAAGAAGGTTGTCGGAGGTATATTCGACGCTCTTGCTTCTGCATGGGGTAGAGTGATGGGTGTGATGAAGAGCGTTTATGATAAGACGCTTGGTCCGGTATTCTTGTTCCTCAAAGATGGAGTGGGGGCTATTATTGACGCCTTGATGAACATACTGAAAACGGCTAAGGATATCATAGGTGGCTCATTGGGTAAGGTCTTCAATTTTGGTAAATCAATAGTGGGTGGAGGAAAAAATCTCGTTACCGGCGGTGGCGGTGGCGGTGGCGGGAGCACTACAGTAGGTACATCCGTTCAGGGTGGAGTCACTCAAACATTCAATATGTCAATAGAAATGAGCGGTGTAACAGACCGCTCAGATAAGAGAGCATTGGCTCGTGAAATGAGTGACTTAATTCAAGAGGAACTCGCAAGAAACATGGGCGGTGTGACGCAACGTGGTAGGTATGCATAATGCCTTCTGCTACTCCCATTAGACTCGTGCAAGAGAATGGTAGACTCATTGAGTTAGATGCTCAAGAGATGGTCCTGACTACAACAAGAAAGGTAGGCGGGTCGCCTATGCCCTTCAGTGGTAGCAAGCGTATAGGATTCGACCTTAACGTGAACCAAGCGATGATAAACATCAGAGGCATAATAGCCGACGATAGGAGTGCTGGAGCAAGCACGGCAGCATCAGCCGTGATTAACTTCGCAAGAGGCGGTGGGCTTGGACATAGACACGAAGCATTCGCAACAAGCACTAATCTCACTGCTCTGTTGGGCCAGAAGTTAGAGATAACCGACCTTTCTGGCACCAAGAGATACATCACTTTCACTTCGACGGGTTCTGGTGTCGCAAGGCATAATTCAGGTAATGACGATGTTCTAATCAACCTCTCTGAGGCAGATAGCACCGTTGTCGGCAATCTCGCCAGTGCTGTTAATACTTGTATCAATGATAGGTTCTCGGCTGCTTTATCGAGCGCAGTTGCACGGACTACAAATCCCGATGGCGATGAAGATAATTGGGGCGTTTCCATATCTATGGTAGCGAAAGGAGCAGTTTCCAATAATGGCACGCCGAGATTCATCCCCGATACAGGCGTCACTGGGGGATTCTTTTCCTCGGAAATCAACCCTTTCTCAGGCGGGTCTACAGGTAAGAAGAAATCGGCAGGCGATAAGGCCATGGACCTCTATGGAATACTCAATAATAGCGTAACAAAGGCTGGGAGAGAATTTGTAGGGCTTGCTATGATTATAGGCGGTATTGCTGCTGTTCCAGCCACTGGGGGCTTATCACTTGCTGGCTCACTTGCCGGCGTAGCAGTTGCGACTACCAAATCCAATGATGAGAACGATTACATCACAGGATTACAGATACCTTACAATTCATCTATCAAAGCGGAGGATGGAGAATTATATACTGCAAGGAACTTTTTCATGCCCACTGGATTATTTGGCGGAGTAAAAGGCTTGGGTAAGACTTCTGAGGGTAACGACTACCCAGCAAGTGTTGCGTTCGACCAAGGAGATAAGTTCACAGGCATTCAAGGCGCTGTACAAAAATTAGACATTATGTATGATGCCGGAGAGACAGTATACTCGTTCAACATGATATTCGCCCCAGTGGATAACTTGTTGTGATGATATGACTGTGATAGGCCGCTCCAATCATGCGTTCTTCTTTGATGGCGTGAGCGATAGTATCATTATTCCAGAAGGGCAGTTTACTGCGCTTGGTCATAAGACGCTTGATGGTGCGAGTGATGTAAGAAATATCCTCGATGAATCGCCGCACGGCCATCGTACACTAACTCCTTCATCTGGTAAGTTCTCCAATTATCTCGTCATCGAGGCTTGGATAATGCCAGATTGTGGCGGCACTGTGATAGAAAAGGAAGGGCAGTTCAAACTCACTGTAGGCAATGTAGATACTCCCGGCCCTGCAGTATTTGAGGTCTTTCTCAAGGATGGTGTGAGCACTCAAAGATTTCAACTTAGCACCGCTACTAAGCAGAGCACCAGATATGAGGGCACTGTTTATCCATCTTCTTCATATGGTGGGATTCATGATTCATACAACAGATTCACAGGTTTAACCTATGATGATGCTACTGACCTAAATCGTAACCACAGGCCTCTACTTCACGTAGTTGCAGCAGTTAAATCGACGGCGATAGAGTTGTATGTGAATGGGTCGATTGTAGTCAGTAAAGACATTAAGGATACCAATTTTACTTTGGCTAAGTCTAATGCTCATGTGTATGTAGGTGGTAAGGGCGGTCAGTTTAGAGGCGTCATCGAAGCCGTGCATCTGAATGGAGGACTGAAAAATACTCATATTACTGGCAATACTCCATTACCAGACGGTAGCACTCAACTTCTCTATCGTTTCGAGGAGCCGATTAGTCCCATTGAGGGAATATACAACATTACCAATATCGCAACGAATGGCACTCAAGTTGGAGGGCAGTCTGTTACTATCTCGCAAATTACTCTCTCTGATGCAGAAGCGACGGCGCTTGCGAAGAAATTAACGGGGCTATCTACGGTTAGCGGCAATTATGCTTTCACGTCCTCCCCATATAGCAATGGAGATTATGAGATTACGCAGAGCACTTCTTCTGGAACAACCATGCGAAAGATTCCTCATGTTCCATACAATATACTCGTTAATCCGGGTAGCATCAATCCGAATACTAAGATACCTAATCAGACTCCTCCAGAGAGACTCAGACTTCATAATATCAATGTGGACACTAATACTTGTCTTGTTTCCAGTATTCATCTTGACTTTGCCGCAACTCCAACAAGCGGTATTAGAGGAATGCTTCATACATCCCGTAGCACCGATGTAGACAATCATTTCGTGGTCATAGGTGCAGACTTACTGATAGATAGTGGGACTGGGAAGCCGTATCAACCTCCTCACTTCTCTTCTCAGATAGTGGATAGAACGGGGCAGATGGTGATAGATGAGGGGATATTCGAGTCTCATGGCTTCGTGTATTCGAGTCGAATGGCTACTACTACCTCCGACCCCGATAATCCCTATGCAGTTGTGTGGCCCACTTCATTAGATGCTGCATTTCAAATCGGACATAGTGGGAGACATACGTTGAACCATGTTGATGGTCATGAGTTCCTTAGAATACTCCCAAGAGCCAACGATGAGATAATCGACCAACAGATAGATGGCTCGGCAGATATAATCGACATTATGTATGATGATGCTCAGAAAGGTGTCGATAAGCAGATATCTGTCAATAGCAGGGTAGATGTATACAGAGAGGCTGGAAACTTCAAGATAAACGATGTAGTTAATTCGAGCACTGTTACAGCCGCCTTCAATTCGTATCACAATACATCTTCACCTCCTGCTGGAAAGAAGAAACTCATAGCCATCGGCGGTCCTAATTTTGACTTCACTCCATTCATGCTAAAGGGGCCAGTACCAGCATGGAAAGGCACCTTTAATGACGAAACAAGAAAATTCCATCTTCGACCCTCGAAGGAAAGCAGAGTAGCATTATTGCATGTTCCGCAATTGAGCAGCACCAATGTCAAGTTCGCTCCATATGTTGAGATTCACTACAACGCAGTAGACCTTACTGGAGCAAGCATGAGTGGAACAACCCAACCCCTATTGATGGTTGAGAAAACCGTTCCTGCTTCCGATGTGGCTACTGGTGGTGGCTCTTACATCTATGATGCCATAATCAATGCCATAGGCTCTGGAAAGACTCTCTATTCGCCGGGCGGTTATATTGACATCGCTGCTATCGCAGAACTCTCATTGAATAGTTTAGCCATGCCTCATTCTATGATAGGTGATGTAAGTGAGGGATATTCGGCAGACGATGAGTTAGATGATTCCCTTACTCCTTACAGGTTCACTGATGGTGTAGGTGCAGTAAACTTCACTCCCAGAGCAGATGCTGACTCGATTCAGAATAGTCCACCGAAAGTGATTGTGGAATCAGTAAGTAGCACTGGAACTCATGAGTCGGTATTCAATAGGATAGCATTGAACAAAGTGGAGCAGAAAGTAAATCTCACAGACAAAGGGTTGTATTCCAGAGTTGAACCACACACAACGGCAGACAGTCCTTCTGCTGGAGAGTTCGATACTGCTACCGCATCGTCTTCTACGCCGATTCACGAAGTCTTCGATATCATAGACAATATCGAGATAGTAGATTCGCCCACATCAGACACCAGAATAATCATTCAACCATCTGATAGAAGGAGAACCAATCAACTGACTAACGTCAAGTCATTAGTCTCCACTTCAGATGATGCGAACACAGCCTCGCTCATGTATCTCATGAGTCGCGCTCGTGTGAGAAGCATAGAAGAAACTGAGGGAGAAGGGCAGAACTTCACTACCATACGCTGCATTGGTCTTTCTGAAGCAGCAACTTCCCGTTCCATCAATGAGATAGGTAGAGGAAGTCCAGACTCTCATATCGTCAAGGAGATAGAGCCGAACTCACCTGTGGTAACAGTCACGCTTGGAGGACCGGGGCAGGGAGCGATGGACACAAAGCCTACGAATCAGCCAAGTATTCTCGCTCATGAACCATATTCTTCTCGTCGTGCTTTTGCAGCAATGGCCCATAAGTTGGTGGCTAACTTCAGTAATGGAGCCGATGTGCTTCATGTAAAGGCCATCAATAATGAATCTGCAGATATGCAAAGTTGGGGCACTTACGGATTCCCACGTTATGGTAGGGTGTATCTTGCAGATGGGAGCAGTGGGAAGTATGATTCCAAGAATGGAACGACCTTCACGTTTTCATTAGGTGCGCTGGGTTCGGGCGACTTCGTCTCATCGAGCGGTGTCGAATATACCTCGATGGCGAGACTGCTCAATGCTACTGGTTTTCTCAAAGGAGAAACGAGTGGAACCCCGACTCTGGAAGGTATTTTCACTGTATACAATGAACCAGACTTTGGGGAGCAGTCGAGGATAGAGAATGGTAGCACTGTGAATGACCGTATGTTCCAGAGTATGAGTGATGTTAGCCACGATTACCAATTAGGCACCCAATACGCCAGCACTCGCGCTTTGGCCGAGATACCTTTCTTCTCTCATCAGTTCTTTGACAGTGGGGTGGGCCCAGATAATGGATTCAAGATTCACATAGACGCCACTCACACTGCTCACACGTGGAACCCAAGTCCAGTAGGGAGACGGCTCAAGGACGTAATGCCAGCAGACAGGGAGGCTCAATCTGCGTATTCACACGCTTTGGCTAACAGGGAATATATCAACTCGACATTCATCACAAAATGGGATGCGTCTAACAAACGTCTCTATGTGAACGACATCAATGTGTTCCCGGATGCTACCACATCGACAGGCACTTACAGAGGAGTAACGACAGCATACAGATACAGAAAGGTCTGGCTCGGTAACGGAGAGTGGGCTTGGTATAGTGGAGTGAACACAGGTGACAAGTATCTTACCATCGTTGATGCAGAATACGGCCACACAAGTAATTTTCTTGATGGACTCGATGTAGGCACTCCCGTTTTTGCTGGCGGAATCGGTTTTGATGATACTCTCTCCCCTCTGGCATCAGACGAGTTTACTCCATCGTCTGACTTTGAAGGCAGAAGCGAGTATTACTACGACGCAGCCAGTGTAAAGACGCAGGGCGGAAATGTGGATTACGGTCTGCGCCAATATGCGAGCGCAGTGGAGTTCAAGGCTGGTCCGGAAAGTAATCCCCATGCTGCGCACATGGAGACTAAGCGAGCCACCACTACTGTGCTGAGCGCTACAGAATACAGTCTTGGAACCCTATTGAAAGCGATAGTGATAACCGTACCTGATGAGGACTTCTCAAAATTCCCAAGCCTCGGTTATGATGAGATGCAGAATATGCCCATTGGCACTGGGACATTGCGATACTCAGTTCAGTATGATGATGGCACTAATGTGTTCGATTATCAGTATCATGGGCATTTGAAGAAACTCCCGCTATCACCTACAGTAGATATACCTGAGAATGGCCTTGTTCTCGTATACCTCCAAACCACACCTCTCTATCCAGCATCGCTCAATGGAAAGAAGATTACGCTCGCTAAGAAGTGCAGGGATGTCATTAGTTCTAACATGACTACCGCACTCACAACCACAAGTCAGATGCACCCGCTATGGAGCGAACTCAATGACAATCTGATGATTGACACGAACATAGTAATCACTGCACAAGCGGCGAATAGCAGCGCTCCCTATACCATTGAGATAACCAATCAGACTGGTAAGAACGTCAACGACCTCCACGGTCTCAATGTCAAGAAAGACGACATCCTCTACTACAAGACCACTGCTAACGTCATTCACAAGATAGGGACTGTGACTAAGGTCACAGAAGCGCTTGCTAATGACAAGCAGACGATAACGCTGAGCGCTGCCACACCGATAATTCCAGCCAATGCCAAATTAGCAGTGCGGATAGGCGATTATGAGGACAAGGACGCCATACTCAATGCCAAGTGGCTCAACCCCTATGCACCGGGTGGATTGCGAAACGGGGATACGGTATGGGCCAATATGTCTTACAACAACCCCCATGCAGTTGAGGGGCTATTCGCAAAGAGCAGGGGAGTTCTGAATGAAGCGCAGGTATGGAAGGAGTTTAACGGAGGAAAAGGAGATTTGGATACGACTAATCCAAGAGATAGTATACCGCTTGAAAACTTCCTAATTGGAAACACCTGCCTTGAAACTGCGAGGAATTACGTACAACACGTGAATAGGACTGTGGAGGAGAACTACAAGGCGCTGGGTCTCACAGCCGCTCAAGCCCCCACTGTGGCCTACGTAGACCCATATCTGGCTGAAGATGGACACGCACGCGTGCTTTTGTATGATACTGCGCACGATAGGGAGTTTGTAGCCTTCCAAGATATTCACATGCAGGTGCAGTCAAGCGCCCAAGCCGCAGAGATAGGTTGGCCGAAGGAAGTCGTGGAAGATGGTGGCACAAGCAGAAGCAGACTCGACAAGATTACTGCGACATACAACGGCTCTGGTCCAAGCCCATGGACTACGCAGATAGACGTGGCTAACGGATTCCTTTCACAGAATCCCTACATACGAGGTACTCAACAGTCTAAGTTCATCGAGAGCGCATACGCTCATGACCTTGCTAACAGGCATACGCTTGATTTGCTTGAAAGTAGCACTTATCGTGACTCTCCAATAGCATCGGGAGTTCTAATTAACAAACCTCTCAATCCTACATATTATTCGGCAGGATACACAGGGGCTATGGTAGTAGATGGTGTTGATGCCACAACTGTCTACTCTGTGGGTGATACACTCTTCAGTTCAGTCGGCGCTATTGCGGGTTTAATCACAGCGATTTCGCCTACATCAATCACAGTTGGTGGAGGTATTGCTGTGCAGTTGGCTAATAACCAGAATCTACAGTCTAACGTTAATTTGACGCTTCCCGATGATGGTAGGAAGATAGCAGGCGCGAGATTGTATGGTAAGGCTCACGGTCACCATGTCCATACGGGCTATTCGTTCGGTGGAACAGTATCTGGTCTCAGCGTTGATAATAGTGTGACTTCGAGGACTAATGACTCTGTGGCTCTCTACAAGGTTGCAGATGGTTATCACTCATTTACCAGAATACCAGTTGATTCGTTTGATACCTTTACGAATGAACTGGTGAGACTTAGAAACGGAACGACAAACTGTTCCTTCCGTGACCCTTCAACATTCTTTGATACTCCAGATGGGACCAGAGTGATTCCCGCTTTCCTTTGTCTAAAAGGAATACGTAGCACGACACTTGACTTGTCATCTCACGAAGAGAGTAGACTCCAACATCTGCCTCAGTGGAAGGACATGGACTTCGTTAGGAGGCTTACGATAGACTGCGGTGAGGTTGCTCAGAAGGATGGAGTAGTCAATACTGAGGCAGCAGCGCAGGAAATTGTGCGATTAATCAACCAACATGCTGCTCTAAACGCTCGTTATACAGATGGTTCCGCGCACGACCCTGCACCATTCTGGCATACCGATAACAATGACCGAGGAACTCACATGGGGTATATTCGTGCCCATATCGGCAGAGAAGTTCAGGATTTGAACGGAGATACAGGTTACACGGTAGTGATTCACAGCACAGTGCCCGGCGCTACTGGCAGGAACTTCTGCACATGGCTCGACAATAGCACAGGACAACACCCCTATCAACCGCAGTTCCTCATCGGTCATGGTGGAAGGTGGCGTAACTTCTGGGCATTGCCCGAAGAGGGTGAGGGGGAGAATATGCATCCCGCGCCATTGCCTCTGAATAAGCATGGAAGACCATTTGCCCCAATCACCACATTACAGCAGTATATCACTGCAGAAGAAAGCGGAGAGGAAGTCAGAAGCGTTGCTGAGTTTGAGGAAGATAGTGTTCTTAGAGCAGTATCTGATACAGTAAGTGGAAAGAATCACAACACAATAAACAATGAATCTTTCTCGCTCAAGGGTTCATCTTCCACACTTGTGAAAGGTCTCAGAGTTGGCAGTAGAGCAACCTCTCGTATCAATTTCGGAGGACTGGTAGCCAGTGGAGTGCCCGGTTGGGCGCCAGATGCTGGGATTTGGGGCTTCGGAAAGATTGGAGATACCAAGTTCAATAAGCGATACGGTTCATCTTCGGTGACATCATACAGCAGTCATGTGCCAACTGTAGATAAGTTGTCTGACGCAATAGGTAGCGGTCAATTATACGGTTTTAGACTCAAGGACAATGTTGGTTCTGAGTCTGGGCTAAGGTTCGTATATCGGAAGATGGGTGATTCTTTCGCCAATGAGAACACCACCTTACCTTCAACAATAGAGGAGGAGGTCTGCGTTTTCTTTGATGATAGAGACGTAGCACAAGGCGGATTTACTGTCGGTAATCACATGCACGGCACAGGAGACGCTACGGGTAGAATGGATTTTGGTGTATTGTCCATAGAATCGAGTTCGTGGAAAGGAGCAAGATGGAGAGGAGTTCATGCTCCAAGTATTGCTGCTTACGTCGGCACGGCCGTATCGGGCACTAAAATGACGATAACGTTCCCTGCGCCTTTCGATGCTGCATTTTCTGATGATAAATTAGGATATTTGGGCTTCCCAAGAGAAAACGCTCTGATACAGATTTCGGATATTGACGGCGATGGCGACGCTGATGTTGGTCTGACTCTCTCATACACAAGAAGGGATGGTAATGTATTCTACGGTATCACAGGTTTACCAAGTTGGACTGATACGAATTATCTCATCACTCCTGTATTGAATTGGACTACTCTTGTCACTGACGAACTTATGGCTGCCGTAACTGCCGCCGCAATAAACGCTGGAAGGGAAGTAAATACCGAAGATGGGCATATCTTCGATTGTACTGAGATGTATGCGGCAGACGGGCGAACTTTCGGTGAATGGGGCGTCAGCGAAAATGCTGTGCGCATTCGGGCATACAATACTCAGAAGCCGGTAATTCCTCTAAATGAGGCGTTTTCTGCTACTCTTCATCGTGACTTTGGCATTCAAGCGGCTCATCTTGAGTTCGGAGAGGTCAAAAAGGTTACAAGACCCACAGGTACTGCTGACTGGGACTTCGATACCGGGTCGAATTATGCCACATCTCGTGCAGTCACAGACGCATTGATAGATGATAGCAGAGGCATAGACTGCGGCTACATCCCCTATACCCTCTTGCAGATTCGTTCCTTTGCACGTGGTCCTCATGCTAATACTGCAACACCTAATTTGGTCGATTCTAAGAATACTCCAGTCAATATCAATGAATGGAGAGAGAATCTCAAGGGTATACGATATACGAGGTCGTCCGGCGACCATATCTTACCGCATATTGATACTCCACATTCTGTGCTAAATATGGGTTGGACTGCTATTCCTACTACGCCTAATCTGGTAACAGATTACGCTGCTGGATATCCAATAGGTTGGACAGATGCAATAGCGATAGACACAGGAAATTCTGCCAATATAGCAGTAGGAGACATAGTCGCTACGAATAATGGTAAGGTGGTAGGAGAGGTCACTGTAGTAAACGGCACTGCTTCATTCACAATAGGTGGAGGAACTCAGACGAGTTTGCCTGATGGCAGTATCATAAACAAGAGATTGACTGGTTCTGCTGGTGGAGTAGGTTGGCTTACAAGCGCAACACTCGGCGCTGCCATGTTCCACTTTATGATACCCGCTGGAAATGATTCGGGTAATATCCCATCATTCGGAGAGAAAAAGAAAGTATGGTTGAATGAGAAGGATTCTCTTTTCGCTGAGAGTAAGAGGGGAGCGACCAGTTCAACCGTGCTTTCTTGGGACATCGAAAACGCTGAAGGTAACATAACAAGAGACGCACCATATTGGAATAATCTTCTATCACTTAGCAATAACAGAGATTTCGATGGACTGCGCTCCATAGGTAGTGTCTTCTCAGAACCGGTTGTATATTTCAGAGGGGGAAAAAGCAGCAGCGACCACAGCGTGCCTCTTTACTTCGGAGGCGGATTCAGTGGCGTTACGCTCGATGTGAATGACGGCACTAATAATGACTACTCCACATTCTACACACATCCATACGCTAATGGTCCAACGGGAGTGGCTGGTATACAGAACGCTAACGAGATATCTACCAGTTTCGCTATGATGGACTGCAATGCTATGTTTGCCTTCTTCCCCGGTGCGGCTCTCTGCAACCAACACAGAGGTAGTATCAATCCACCAGCATTCAATCGAGACAACATACTCTCACCAGATTTGGGTAGAGGGGGCTCACTTTACGCCAGCACAGGGGAGATAAAGGCCAAACCAGTTCCTCTCGTATTACGATTCACTCATCCTACAGCACGTTATGAAGACCATGTTGATGGAGTAGATATCGACAACAAGACGACATATATCATCTTTGGACCGGGGCAGGCATTCCCATTCACACAGGAAGTCGCAGATGCTGCTTCGGGCCACAACACACTGGAGCCTTTCTCTGGTAGAATCATCTATACTGGTAATTCTTGGGCAAGCGTGCCCTCTTTAGGCGGTTCTAACAATAAGTTCCCGAACTCGATAGTCAATGACCAAGGAAAGTATAGACCGCACTCAAAATCATACTACAATGCTACTGCTGGCTTCCATTGGAAAGCGATGGTGAATTGGGAGACTCCTGCTGGATATTGTTGGAAGAACTCGGCTAACAGTGGTAGTGCGGGCCTGTTCCAGAGGCCGGAGCATGGTAGGATGTATGGTCAGTTATTGAATGACGACTCAATACACAATGCAGAGGATTTCGAGCAAGTGCATCCTAAAATGCATGTTCCACTTATCGGTTACGGCATTACGATGGGTGCCGATACGGTATTCCATATGGATGGGGGTTTCCACGCAGGTGGGTCTTGGTTAGATAATCAGTTTACGTTTAATCCAGTTCATCCAAAGAAGAATACTCGGATTACTGGTGGTAATTCATCAAGCACATGGACAAGAGATAACCAGATTCATCCTACTGCTTTCAGAGTCGCTGGACCCTTGATGGCTACAATACAGGATTATATCGGTAGTAGCACAGATTTCTCAATTGGAAACACCAAGAACGAATACATCCTGATAGATGGGACAAGATGTCAGAATGGAGAAGAACTCGCAACTGTAGTAGGAGCAGCCATCAACGCTTTCCCCGGTGCTGGAGCACTCAAGAGTATGGGAGGCACTCACATGCCTTCTATGGGTAATGCAATGCGACAAGACCGCTATGGATGGGTAGATTTAGGCACTGTTGGCTCTTACAATCATAGCACCTATCCGCAATATGTCGAAAGCGCCGTAAATGCCAGCCAAACACTATTGGAACAGATTCCCGCTTCGGGTTGGCTGAGAGTCAATACCGATGATGACAGTGAAGGGGATTCTGTGGACCCCGGTTGGGCGGTGTATCACTCTCGTGACGTAATTGCTTCAGGAGGTGATTGGAAAGTAAGATTCCATCTTGCACCTAATGCGATAAGAGGCCAGACTGTATTTGAGTATGATACTACATGGGCTAATCACAAAGCAAGCAATGCAAATAGCAATCCTACGACTTTGAGTGGTAATCTGTATGTTTGGAGTAAAGCCGGAATAATGCAATTCAACAACGAAGATGTAAGTGCACGAGACCACATGACGCAAGTTCACTTCTCAGGCATAGTTGATGCAATAGACAGGACGAGGCCAGTAGGTGTGGCCGGTTGGCATGGAGAGCGGTATTCATATCTCAATAGTCTCAAGATAAGCACCAGCGTAACGAAGAATGATTCGACTACTACAGCAACCGGATATGCTGCTGGATTAGGAGCATATCATTCAATGCTGGGATTCTCACCATACGGCTCTGCTGGTTCCGTTATGAGCACATACGGCACAGTTCCAGTAGTTGCTCCTATGCGACATAGTCCCGAAAGCACTCCTACCATCAATGGCGCAGGAGATAACCTTGATACTTACATCACGAAGGCAAGTCTGTATACAAATTATACATTAGATGCTAATGGGCGAACACCTGCTAATGGACAAGGCTACTTCAAGGACACAGATACTACGGATAACTCAAACCAATGGGCAAAACCCACAAATTACGAGATATCAACCACTTTACCAAAGGAACTCTCATTGACACAGGGATTGTATAGTAATGCATTCCTTGTAGTCAGTTACAACTCTGAAAGTTCTTTGATAGCGAAGTTCGATAGAGATGCAATTACGGCCACAGGTGATTGGTTACATGTTAAGGGCGAAGGAACTGACCCCATCCATTATGCTGGAACTACACTATGGGATGAAAGATTCCACGGTCAAGACCGCTTTATTGCACCTGCAAACGCTGGTCCTAATGTCGAGGCTCTAATTGTAGATAACACAACTGTTCCAACGATAGCAAATGCTCTCGCAGACAATTCCTCTGATGCTCCATTTAATGGCGATGTCGGGACATATTTCCACGGTGCAGTATCAGATGACCTCAATCTCAAGAACGCAACACCCGGACGTGCTAAGACTGGTGATTTACTCTTCGATTTAGACTACTCTGTTGGTTCTGTGCTTCTTGAAAGTGAAGATGCAGAACGTAATGTATCTGATAACCATCAAGATATGGACGGCACTGGATATTCCTATACTGCAAGCGGGAACTATCCTAACGAGTATTGGATGGGTGACGTGAATGCATATGACATGTATAAAAACTCAGCAGCAAAAAACTTCTCAGTCGAACACATAGTTTGGAAAAGAATGGATGGCGGCAATCTCAGTTTACCCACTATCAACGCACGAGGCCTTGGTGCAGTGCCGTGGATGACGAGGGTGAAGAATAACACAGCCTACACTACAGGAGAAAAATTGTATGGGAATGTTAGATTTACTTTCGAGACAACAAATAGCGCTATGTTACCTGTGTTACAAGCGCAGGAACTTGCACACCCTGAGTTGATGAGGAAACACCCATACAAGATGGGGAATGTGCTTACTATACCGAATGAAGAGATACAATTCCAGAGTATTACTGTAACAGATGATGCGGGGCAAACACACAAGATAGAGGGTGGTAGTCCGCTGGGGACTATCATACGTGGCTTCCGCACGCCGGAAAATCGTGGCGTGGAAGGCAACGGACCAGCACTCGCTAACTCTGGAAAGACTCCTAATCTCAAAGTGCAACTACCGAATCCCGATTCCATACCGGGAAATATCGTAGTGCGCTCAGGATTCGACCCACTGCAAGCCTATCAGAACGAAACTATGGGAACAGGAGGTATGATACACCCAGATTTAGGTGCCGACACAATAGGCCATCTTTTCGATAACAGTGTAGTGGGGCCAAGAAAAGGACCGACATACGAAGACCATAATTGGGAGAGAATAGACCCCATAACATTCGATTCTGAAGTAGGAGCATGGGTAAATAACGAGCCACTACATACGTCCTACGAATTACATGATAGGACTCTATTCTTCCATGTCTGTAAGATGGGACACAGTCACACTCATCGTTATCCGACTATTTACAGTCATACTAACGGTGTGGTAAACGATAGTGTATCGGTTACACAAACACTTGGTGCAAATAATTGGAATGCTGAGACTGGCGTTCTTACAATAGACGGGGCACTGAATACTGAGGTTTTCAATGCAGGATTTGGAACGAAAGAGGCGAAGGACGGAAGAAAGTTCCTCAGAGTGTATAATCCCATAACGGATGAAGGAGTTGTTTGCTCATATCTTGCTGAAAATGATACAACCATGGAGATTGTAGGAGATGTTGATTTTACTGCCTTTATGGCGGAAAACACAACTACTGCTCTGAAAGTTGTTCCATCTTACTATATACCCGGTGGAAGCACGCGTTTCTTTGCGTCAAGACGCTTACGTGACCATGCTGAAGTATCTGGAAATTCCCCAGATATGGCCCATACGCGCTATTTTGCCAGTGATACGATAGCATACAATGCATACAGTAAACCAAAGATGACGCCTATGCCATATCCCAGAATGGGACATCACTTCATCACGCCCACAATGCCTATGCTGCCCGGACACTGGGCTCATCCTGCATATCAGAGTCTGTATAATCGTCATCTTGCTGATTACAACATGAGTGTTGGATTCACAGATTCCGCTCGTTTCGACGAACACACCACTGCAATTAACAAGAAATCGGGTATCAACAATTCTATGGTAACGCAATATGGCGGAACAGAAAGCACGTCACTGCAAGACAATACTCATCCAATGGATGCTGAAATCAACTTCAGTGGCATAAACGCAGCACCTTCTGGCCCAAGCGATATTCATGGTGGAGCATTCACTTTGATGTTTGAAACAGGCTTGAAGTATGACGGTTACGGTGTTTTGGCCTCTGCTGGTTCATTAGCGGGCGCAGTGAACAAAGCGGGCGGACATAGCATCGTTCTCGAAGCCGCAGCCAACTACACACTCGCAAAGCACTTCCCCGACCCTGCTGAAGTTGGAGCCTATCAAATCATCATACAACCAAATCTGTTCAATAACCAACTTGTTGGTTTCCACAACAACATCACTACAGAACTTACCAGTCAGCAAGTAAACACGGTAATAGGCATCAATGAGAGCACTGCAAAAGGCGGGCTAACATTAGTTTTGGCAAAAGCCACACAAGCAGATGTGCGTGGTTGTGAGGTATTCATCAACGAAGCCATGCTCGATGTTAATCCTGATTTCGGTAGTCAATTCACGAATACGCCTCCACTAATGCTTCATAATGCACATGGAATACAGATGACGGAGTCTCCCGCATTTACAAGAAGAGGGTTTCCTTACTCAACTATGTTCTCAGACTCTTCGCCGGGTCACACATTACACATACCATGGTGGAGTATACTTCACAAGAACGGAGTGCCCGCGTCTAACTTCCGAAAACTATCGCAATATGCACCAGATGATTACTTCATGTATTCAAGAAATGGGTTTGGAAGTATAGGCAATCAACAAACTATCAATGGATATACCTCAACATACCTCGACATATACTCCAAACTACAACAAATTGTCAGTCTCAATCCAAAATGCATTGTTGAATCCTTCAATACAGGTGGGACAATTACCGTAGACAATGCAAATCTATTCCCATTAACCTCTCATTACGCTCAGGAGATTGAATACACGGCAAAGAATGGGGATATCTATTCTAAACCGTATACAAAGAGAAGCGGTAATGATGCTGCAAATGTGAATGTGCCTAATACCATCTATTTGGCTGCTAAATCAGGTGCAGATAATTTCTGGGATAACATATACGATGGTGCAGAACTACGATTGTCGCATTCATACAATACATTATCTGCAAGTAAACTACTTACAGATAGAAAGAAGAGTGTATTTGCGAATATACTACCAGATATAGTGAATGGTAATCGTGATACATATTCATCTCATATACCAGATGCTTTCTTATGTATGTGGCATCCTAATTTAGGAAGGCCAAATACATATTTTTCAGATAGTCGAACTACTTGGGGAAGTGTTGCTGTGGATAAAGCATCATATAATTCAATGCCAGAACACTTTGAGACTATACATTATCATGATTTTACACATGCTATGAGTGCTGGACCATTTGACTTCCTAATTATGACACCTAACATATCGAAGACAGGAGAAACAGTTGCTGCTACAACTGGCACTGACCACCAAGCAGGAGGAACCGATGTAATGTTGAGCGGTTTCTGGCCTTGTGGGAGTCGTGGCGGCCCTCATGTCAGCAAACTTGACCTTTTCAGTTATGCAAGCGCATCTTGGAATGTGCACAATCACAGCGATGGAAATCCCAATTTCACTTCCAGCGACCTTCGAGAATGGGTAGATAGCGATGATGACGGCAGTTATTCTGTCTCTTCAGGCATTACAACGGCCGCTATGGGGTCTTCTCGAAGAAAACCGTATGGCTACCGTAACGCTATACGTCAAGCCTGTAACAGGCCTACATACGGTCTCAGTCCGACCAGAGCAGTCTATGAGGCAAGCCCAACAGGGTCGGGCATTAAAACCCTTGATTATGACGCTGGACCACTGGTTCAGACTGAAACTGCGACATGGACTTATGCAGGCGGTTCGGGACTTTCCAATGCGACTCATCCTACCACATATGTTGGAATTATGGAAAGACAGACCAATTTCACAGGAATGCTGGCTCAAGACCAAGCGGACTGGCAAGTGCGTTATAGCGACGGTAGAAGGATGACCAGACCCTTTGGGACTCCTGTGAGAACACTAACCAATAACGCAGGAACTCAAAGAGACTGGTGGGGAGATGAAGTGGCTATGGACAAAACAAGCCTATCTGAGGCCTCTCAGTATTATCTGGTGGATTGGTGGGGCAACGAGCGCGGAGAGGACGTAAGGCGTGCTCCAGTGCGTGGATTCGGCATCAGACCGGCATGGGACTGTGGTGACGCTTATGAGAACGACAGAAGGAATAGCAGAAGCCCATATCGGAGAATCTGGAATAACGCTAAACCGATTTTCAATATGAAGGGCGTGGCTGACTTATCTAACGGCAATGTGAGCGTGACGACTACGATACCGAGATTTGGTGGCACAAACAACGATGTGAATCTACACGCAACTAATACAGGTCATGATTTGGTAGATGTATTTGCGCCAACTCACTCTATGCGTGTAGGAGATATGGGTAATGGTCGCGGTGTGCGTTATCCAACGCGATTTAATGAGGATGTGCTTACTGAACTTTCGGCTCCTATCCATAAAACGGGTGTAGTCTTGAGTCATAATACTGCTGAACCTCTCTTCGGAGATGGTTTGCTGAGACCCCGTAACGCTATACTGCAAGCCGATGAAGTCAAGAGGGGGATTAGTGCTAAATTAGCGATAGACAGTAATGGGTTACTGAAGCCAGAGGCTGTCGCAAGTGATAGAATTGAAGAGTTTGTAGGCGTTTCTCCTCACAAGGATGCAATATCGAGAACAAGTCCCAGAATTGGAATAGACGCCGAAGTGACTGAAGGAATAGAGCAAAACCACATTGCTATCAATACTGAGGCGCATAGTCTTCATACAGACAGAAATGTAGGTCAGCGGGTCATTCTACACGGTGGATTCCAAGTTGGCACTAACACGATAGCCGACGTTGATTATACAGGTGGCGCATTTGGAAGGCAGAATAATGGCTCTCCAGTAAGTGCAGTGCATCGCTATTCTCACACTAATGCATTCAGACCCTATGGCGGTTCCTATGTGTTAGATGCAAGTAATTATGCTGGGTTATTTGATGATACGAATTGGGGAGTGGCTTCATTGACGGGAAGTAATGATACGAGCAATCCATATCAAGATGCAGATGACTACACCTCAAAATCAGTGAGAAACAACGAAAAAGACAAGAATGTAAAGTTCTTACTTCGACCAATTAGAACCTTAGACTCTAAACATACAGAGGTATATCGCATTCATAATTCAATTGTTACTGGCACTCCTCAATACGACCAGAATTACCTTTTTGCATCGTCTGGTGGAAAATATGGTCTCTTTACGTATGAAGTTAGTAATGGAAGAGCAGCCACTGGGAATCTGGCATCTGGAAGAAGCCTACCGGACGGCAATGGACCCTACTTGCCAGTATTCGTATTCGACCCCACAGGGGCTTTCACGACACCAACGAGTTTCGGTCCTAAACTACCCGGAACAGAAGTTTCTGGATTCGACAAGGAGAGTCTAAACTCAACAGTGAGTAGATTAGTCATTTCTGATAATACGCTACAACATCATCGTTCCGATGCTCCAAGAAGGCGGCAAGAAGAAGATACAGATGACGAAATGAAGCGAATGGACTTCTCTGTTAAGCCAAGATTTAGTCAAGCGTTGCATTCTAAGGGGCACAAAGGGGACATTTCATTTAGCATCACGGACCATAGTGGGGATGGAGCATGACGCTAATACAATCTTCCGTTGGTCGTTTCGATACCACTCTTACTTCAGTAATGAACGATGTTAGACAGCCCGTATTCGTAGATAACGCAGTTCATTATGCTAAGATTCAGCCTCAAAGTAGCAATAAGAGCAAAATTACAATTGAGACAAGGAATGCTCAGAACTACGATTTAGCGACAGAAAAGACCTACACATTTGTAGAATCAGAATCTGGTATGCATATCACTCATAACGAAACAGATGGGCATTCATTGAAAGGCACTATCTGGACAGGAAAAGGGAAAGACACGCCTACATCTCTGATGTATGGTGTGAATAAGCCGTCGAATAGAATCATAGGAGGTAGTAATGAAAGTACGACTTCTGGAGTAAGGGTGAATGTAAGGAACCTGAAAGGTAACACATTGAAGGATTTAGGATTCAATGAAGAAACACTGCGCTTTGGTCAAATTATAGATGTGGGGTTGAGAACAACGGATTTGGCAATGAAACTGGGTAATTCTATCACTGGCACCGTCACTGCTGTGACGATAGGCGATTCGCCTACAATAGCGAACTTGGGTAAAAATAGAAGAAAGGTAAGCAATACGTATCTTGCTGCAGATTTCAATGGTGTTAATCTGCTATCTGCATTGAGATTCATCTCTCGTCATGATAACAGGATTTCGATATTCAATCGCTATGGCGCGCTACAATACGTGCCATTCAACTTTTCAAACGGAATTAAACAACTAAACCCGCAATTTAGAAGTGGAAGTGAAGATAAGAGTCCAGTGGAAAATACAGAGAATCGAATTACTGTTCAAGGCGAGGCCATTGCTCTGAATGAGAAATTGATACTCACTATGGACGATGGCGCAAGACAGCAGGGTAAGTTCGATACGGACATTCTCGAAAACACCACACCAATATACGATGCGTCGATAAGCAGTGTGCAGAGTGCAAAGAAGGTCGCAAGACAGATATTGAAGGCAAACTCAATTATGAGAGGGGCTATTGTAACAAATGGACATCCAGATGCTTGGGATTTGAGACCGGGTAGTGTAGTTGAATACGGCAACAATATGTATGTAGTAATGGAATCAAAGCATAAGTTGAGCGATAGGATGAGTGATTTCACATTCTTAACATTAGATACTGGCATAGAGGGCGTATTGCAGAGTATCACGAAAGGCAGCATCTCAAGAGGCTCAATTGAGAATCCAGATAAGAGTAGTCAGATTGTGGATGAGAATCTTTCCTTCTTTGATTCATTGGATGTTTTCATAACGCCGATAATCACATTAAGACAAGTGTCGTCTTCTGGCCTCATAATTGGAAAAAATGCAAATAGAAGAGGGGTTGGAGGCGCAAACACCATCAATGATGGCATTACAACATATACCATCAAGCCTACAGGCTTGAACAAGAGTGCCGTAGTAATCATGCGAGGTGAAAGTTAATGCCAGCGAACGACCATTTGAAGAGATTGATGATTGATACGATTGCATCGAACATCAATGAGATGGTAATAGGATTCGATGGTACTCCGGCAACATCCAGTGATGGCTCTGCAGGTCGTCCTGCCGTTACCATCATTCCAACGGTAAAAGTGATTGATAATGCGACGCTTCTTGTCGAAGGAACACTCAGCACAGCCGATACATTCGATGAGACTTTGAAGGAAGTCTATGTCCAGTTACGCGGAGCGAGCGGTTTCACACCCATCACAAGGCATGTTTTCAGGCCAATAGTGAAAAGTGCAAATAACGAAATGAAGATTCAATTAGTAGTAGAGGTGAAGTGAGTAAATGGGCGATAATGCGAAATCTGGACATACAACGGGTCTAACAGATGGAGACTACATACTCTCTCCATCTTTTACTAATCTCTATGAGGGGCTTCATGGTAATGGAATCTTAGCATTAGAAGACGGGGCAGTAGGAGACGGTGATAGAAATACACCTGCGGATATGCCCGGCGCTATTTCTGCTTCAACCAATGTATTGACGATTAAGGGTGGGTATGCTGTCATTGATGGCATCGTAGTAGCATTCGGAGGAGGGTACGATAGCAATGCACCCGATGATTATACAGTAACGCTTGAAGATAGTCGTATAGAGGGGAACCAATCTGCCTTAACAACTGGTCAGTCTGTCCTTTTGGTAGTCTATGTCTGCTCTGATGGAGGTAGTACGAAGAAGAACATCTATGTAGAAATGGGCACTCCTGTGTCAAGCGGTTATCCTGTAACTCCAGAAGGATTCCTTTCCGACCCCAATAGTTCACTCGTGTCTAAGCAAACTACGGTTCTTGGGATAGTGAAATGTGTTTATTCCAGTGGCACAGGCGATTTGGATATGACTACAGCCGGAGGAGAGATACTCGATAGGCGAACATTCCTTCGTCCATCGCCAATTTACATGACTCCCGTAAGCACAGGCGCAGTAGGAGCCACTGTTACGGATTCAAATCGCGTTGATATGCATACTGACTTAGATGGTATTCACGGAGGTGGAGATGAAAATGGCGCACTGACTAACAGCGAGTTAGGCGCTCTATGGATGTCTTACAGTAATGCTGGGGATAACGTGCTTTACTTCAGCGGTAAGCAGGGCGGTGCACGAAGGTCATACAGACTCGGTCCAGACAAACTCAGCACGAGCAATGCTTCGCAGACTTTCAGATTCGATGGGCCAAACTTCTTTCATGCTACGCCTACTGGTAACATCACACTAACGCCAAGTGGCACATTTCCTCCAAGTCATACGGTGACAGTAAACAACGCTGCTTCTGCTACTCACAATATAGCATTCGACCCGTCTGGTATCAATTCCACCGTTGGTCCTGCGTCAGCAGCAGTATTTGCATACAACGGCAGCGCATGGGTCAAGATATTCGCATCAAGTAGTAGTTCGAGCGCTTCGGGTGGCTCTACTGGTGATGTTCAATATAATGATGGGTCAAGCGGATTCTCTGGCGAAGGGGTATTCACCTACAATGCTGGAACGAACACTCTTACTGTAGGCGTAGTATCAACAGCAGGCCTCATTAGTGCGCCTACGGGTGTGCAATTTGGCACTGGCACGGCTACTAATCCGGGTTCAGCAACTACGCTATGGCGCGATTCCGATGATTCAAGATTATACTTCAATACCTCAAAGGTGCTTCTTGATGGGGATTCCATAGCCACCAATTTGAATGCTCTTTCTGCTGCTGCTGTGGATGTCGCCGCCGATTCGATTGGATTCATTGACGCTAACGACTCAAATAATTCCAAGAAAGAATCTATCGCTGATTTGGCTACTGCTATGGCTGGCACAGGCATTTCAGCATCCAGTGGTGTTTTGAATCTCGATGCCGCCCAAACGGGCATTACGTCAATAGGTCCAGCGAGTGGAACGCTTACTGTAAGCGACGACCTCACAGTCACTGGTGATTTAATTGTCAGTGGAGCGACTACTACATTGAACGTGGCTACGATAGACGTGGCGGATAAAAACATCAATCTCGGTAGTGGCTTAGGAAACGACGCTGCCGTAGATGGAGGAGGTATCACTCTTGAATCATCGAGTGGCACTGGGGATAAGACGATAGCATGGGTTGATGCCAATGATGCTTGGACATTCAATCAGCATATTTACCCAAGTGCAGATAGTGCGCTGAACTTAGGTTCTAACACCATCAGATTCGCCACTGGGTATCTCGATGCACTTACTACTGGCACCATCACTGGAAGCGGAGATGTTACAATCGACACGAATGTGCTCAAAGTAGATACTGCCGGAGATAAAGTCGGTATACTCCAAGCCTCCCCAGAGGCCACATTCCAAGTAAAGGAGACTGGTTTTGGATACGGTAGTGGGACTCTTGCAGCAGGTTCTAACAATGGCTCCACAGTAGTCAATGATGGGACTTCATCTACTGGAATCGTACTCTTTCATAGTCAGAAGTTCAGAGCAGGAAAACTGCTTGTCGAAGTGGCTAATGAGGGAGATGACCCTGATTTCTCTACTGGTAGAATATACGAAACTGCAGAAATGGTCATCACACACAATGGGCGGTCAAATGCGGCTGCTACAGAAGCATATCTCACTACATATGGCGTAGTTACAAGCGGCGGAGGCACACTCCAAGGCGCATATAACGTCGCTATCGTGAGTGGAAATGTTGAATTACAGGTTACACCTACGGTGAGCAGCGATGACATCACCGTGCGCGTCTCTTGGCAAGCAATGACAATATGAGAGGGATAGAAAATGGGCACGATAAAAGATTTCAGAGTAAAGCAAGGATTGGTAGTAGAAGACGGGGATGTGACGCTTGCGAGCGACCATACTGTAAAAGCGGGGATATTCGATACGAATGTCGCTGCAGCCGGTGTTACGCTTACAGGCACGACACTTGCAGCAGATGGCTCAAATACCAATATCGACATCAATATCACCCCGAAAGGGTCTGGAGAAGTGAATATCACTAAGGTAGACATTGACGCTGGCACGATAGATGGTGCGACGATAGCCACATCGGATGTTACAGTTGGCTCTGGAAAAACGCTCGATGTTTCCGGCGGAACTCTTACTCTGGCTAATAATCAGATTAGTGGTGATAAAGTCGAAGGAGGAACAATCGCTGCTACTACAATTACTGCACTTACAACTGCTGGGATTACAGCGACTTCTAACATAGATATCGGCGCTTACAATTTCAGAGCAGCGAGTATTACTGCAGATGGATTGACTTCTGGTCGAGTTCCATTTGCTTCCACTAATGGTTTATTGACTGATGATGCCGATTTCGCTTTCGCTACTGATACGCTAACAGTCACTAAACTCGGCGCTTACGAACAAGCGGGTGCAGTTGATTTCTCCGATGAAGCAATGACTAATGTGAACATCGACAGCGGTGCGATAGATGGCACGGCTATCGGTGCAAATAGTGCTTCTACGGCGGTATTCTCTTCAGTTGATATCAACGCTGGCACGATAGATGACACAGATATTGGGCAGTCGACTGCAAGGTCAGGAGCATTCACGACACTCAGTGCGACCGGCGCTGTTACTACTGGCACTGCTGGCAGTGGCGTAGACGTCACATTCCATTCAGCCACTTCTGGCGACCACATGTTGTGGGATGCTAGTGAAGAGCAATTGAAAATTATCGGTACTTCAGGTCAAGTTGCACTGGATATTGATACAGGTAACTTCACAGTTGGTGCTTACGGATTAACTGATGGTGGTGCAGCAACTATCGCCTCAATGGCTGGTAATTGGACTAATGCAGGTAGAACTGTGGCCGATGCGGGCACTCTTACAACCGTAGATATCAATGGGGGCTCGATTGATAATACGTCAATTGGCACTTCTACAAGGGCTTCGGGTAAGTTTACTTCACTCCTTGCCACCAGCACTGCAAAGTTTACTGCGAGTCAATCAATTACAACAACCGGAAAAGTCTCAGTTAAAAATGCTGATGAGGATAACCCCGCAATAGAAACCAACACTCAATTTCAAGTCAATGGGCCTGCTTTATCTGGTTCCGATGCTACTACCAGCATGAATTATGCGGAAGCCCGTATTCATACAGATATTGGTAACGACGATGTTGCTGGAACTACTTACAACGGAATAGGTAATGCCTTGCTCTTAGACCAAGCAGAAAATATCCATGTTGGTCAAGGAATAGTATACACCCAAGGTCGAAGCGGCACAGGAAACTCTTGGGCTGTGGGAAGACAAGCCAACAGAGCGGGTGGAAATAGCGAAATTCAAACCAATGTATTCCATATCGGATATAAGGCTAAGGATTATGATAACGTCGCAAGCAGCACCGACAATCCTCTCAATGTTGGAAATTATCTAATGACTCTGGACACTAGCGGCACGGCTAAGTTCAAAGGAGATATTATTCTTGATGATGGTGGTAGTCTCAAAGAACGGAGCGGAACTGCGGCTCTTACTTTTGATGCTTCGGGGAATATAACCAAGATAGGTCAAGACTCTCCGAGCGATACCCATGTCTTGACTTGGGACAACAGCGCTGGATATGCTGTTTGGTCTGCTTCTGCTTCAGGCGCAGACGGAATGGGTAGCGGATTTGTCTTAGAAGATGGGGACGGCACAGAAGTCACAATTGATGAAGACAAAGAAGTGAAGTTCATTGATGGTAATGGATTAAAAATCAATTGGACTGATACATCAACAGGCTCTGACGGAGACCCATACGACCTAACTTTCTCTTTGGACATTGACGGAATGACCGACATCGGTGCAGGACTTGCGAGTGGTGATTTATTCATAGTCGATGATGGCGCAGGTGGAACCAACCGAAAGACAACAGTGGACAGGATTGCTACGCTATTCGCTGGCGATGGTATTACTGCTTCCAGTGGCGTGATAAGCGTAGATGCCGCACAAACAAAGGCTACCAGTAGTATGACCAGTAGCACTTCACGCACAATTACGACTCCTTTACTGAGTATTGAGAGTAGCACGAGCACTAAACCTGTGGTTCAAATTAAGAATACTACTAACGACCAAGATGGTCCTTCTGAACTGCGCTTTGTAAAGGATAAGGGAGCAGCAGGTGCCGCAGGAGATGTAGCAGGTGCAATTACCTTTTACTCCGACGATGCTGCACAAAATAACCAAGCCTTTGGAAAGATACAGACAAAGACGACAGCAGCAACTGCTGGTTCAGAAACCGGCGAGATAGGTCTCAGTGTAGCGACATCCACAAGTGGCGCTCTCGCTGAAGTGCTTGTAGTCACAGGTGGCGCAACTGCCGCAACATCGACTGTTGATGTGAAGGGTCATCTCATCGTGCGCGGGACAACGACCACGGTGAACAGCACTACGATTGACGTAGCCGATACTAACATTACTCTTGGAAACGGTGTCGGAAATGATGCGGCAATAGATGGTGGTGGAATTACTCTTGAATCAAGCGGAGATGATAAGACATTCATCTGGGTGGATGGAACCGACTCATGGACTTCTAACAATCACATGAACTTGACTTCCATCACCACTCCTGCATACAAGATTGCTGGCACATCAGTTCTCAACGCTACCACACTTGGCATAAATGTAGTTAATTCGACTCTTACCAAAGTGGCCGCACTTAATGAAGGTAGCATCACATCGGGCTTCGGCACAATTAACACAGGCTCGTCTAATATCACAACTTCGGGCACTCTTGCTGGAGGGGCAATTACAGGAACCAGTCTGGCGGTTTCGGGCACAATTACTGGAGATACTTCGCTTACTCTCGATTCTACTACACTCACAACCGCCGAGTTAGGAGTCTTAGATGGTCTTACAGTAGGGACTGTGGCAGCGAGTAAGGCTCTAACTGTAGACGCCAGCAGAGATGTAGCCACAATTAGAAATCTAACTTCCGATGGACAAGTGCAAGGTGCCACACTCAGCGCCGATGCAGTAGCCATCATTGATACAGCAAGAGGTAGTGGAGCATCAATTTCTGGCGAAACATCTCTCATGAACATCGCCAAGGCAACATACCGAGCGGCTAAAGTCTTGTATCATATTAAGAAGGACGATAGTGCAGATACAGATGCGGGTGAGATACTCATCACATACAACGGCACAGATGCCTTCCTAACTCACTATGCGGAAATCAGCACAGGTTCTGCAGTAATCGGAACTTGGGATGCTACAGTCAATAGTGCTAATATCGAAGTGAGATTTACTCCTACTGCAGACGGGGCGCATACATACAGTCTCTGCACAACACAACTCATAACCTGATGGACAGTGAAATTATGGTGATAACTTGGGAACGAATAAGGATTTTGTAGTAAAGAAAGGATTAGTAGTAACCGAAGACATTGAACTCGGTCATGCTACTGATACCACGATAGCGCGCTCCAGTGCTGGAGCAATAACCATTGAAGGGGTAGCAGTCCCCACTGTATCATCCACTTCCACACTCACGAACAAGACACTTACAGCGCCCGTCATCAACATAGGTTCTGATGCAGAAGGGGACATTTACTACCGTACTTCTGGTGGCGCATTTACTCGTTTGGCAAGAGGGTCTGATAATCAGACTCTAATGATGAATGGTAATGTCCCTAATTGGGAAACAGTAAGTGGCGGTGGTAGTGGCGATGTAGAGAAGGTAGGAACACCAGTAAATAACCAAGTTGGAGTTTGGACTGGTGATGGGACTATTGAAGGAGATGCCAAATTAACATGGGATGGAACAGAACAACTTGAACTAACTGATTCTGATGCAGGTTCAGGATGGGGGCCAATTCTCAGTCTTTACCACGATTCAGCATCACCACTTGCTAATGACGGGCTTGGAAACATAAGATTCTATGGTAAGGACAGCGTAGGGAATAAAGAAGAATATGCTCGTATTCGGGCTAAGATAGCAGATGAATCATCGGGTACAGAAGATGTACAGTTGAAGTTTGGAACAGTTAATGCGGGTACTTTCGATGAAGATATGCTTGTTCTTTCTGAGGGTGGAGTTTCAGGAACAGTAATCAAAGATGAAGACAATTTGGCTTCCAATTCTGCTACTCATCTTGCTACTCAACAATCAATCAAAGCGTATGTTGATGCTAACGCAGGTGGCGGTGGTGCTTCTGCTCTTGATGGCCTGTCCGATGTGGCGGATAGTACCGATGCAAACTTAACAGAGAGCATAGTAGTGGGGAACGCTGTTGGTTCTGTTGCGAGTGGGACATGGGATAGGGTCTATTACCTGACCGCACTTGGTTCAGGCGCGGCGGCGAATATCACCACAGGCGACGGTATAACAGCCATCGGAAGGAACGCAGGGAGAGCCATAACAACCGGCTCCGATTCTGTATTCATTGGCTCAGGGGCTGGGTCTAATTCGGATGGTACATCGGGTGTTACTACAGCAACTCACAATTATATTATCGGGAACGCAGGTTCAGGACCAATGACCGGCAGTAAGAATGTAATCATGGGTGCAACCGCAGGTTATGACCTAACCTCGGGTCATTCAAATGTGATGTTAGGATATAGAGCCGCCGCTAATCAGACAACGGGCAACTCTATGGTGGCTATCGGCCATGATGCACTTTACACAGGAACAGGTCAGAACTTTATGACCGCAGTAGGTCATAGTGCTGGATATAGCCATACAGGAACAGAAGGTGTCTTGATTGGTTCAGATGCAGGGAGAGAGTCAGGTAGTGGAAATGGTGCTGTTCATATCGGCAGACAAGCGGGCTACTACGCTACAGGAAACGACAATGTGTCGGTTGGCCGCACCGCTATGTTTGGGACAAATGGTTCGGCAACAGGGACTAACAATGTGGCGATGGGAAGAGGCGCACTTTACACCTACACTTCGGCATCAGGCTCAACAGCAATAGGACATAATACTCTGTATAACCTCACCTCGGGAGGATATAACGTCGCTGTAGGTTATCAGACCATGTATAATGCTTCGGATGGGGAGAAGAACACCTGCGTTGGGTATCAGGCCATGTATAATCACGGAGGAAACTATAACGTCGCACTTGGCTACAGGACGTTATACGGAGCCAGCGAAGCATCATCCACAGGTGGCTACAATGTCGCCATAGGCGAGGAAGCCATGAAGAACAACACATCAGGAGGGGCAAGTGTCTGCATCGGTTGGGAGGCTGGTAAGGCTATAACAAGCGGTGGCTCCAACATCGCAATAGGTCGTGCGGCAGGTTGGAGCATGACTGACCCAAACTACAACATCTTCATTGGCGAGTTCGCAGGTAAGTTGGTGACTACCAATAATTACTGCGTCGCGGTGGGTCACTTCTCACAAGACGGTATGACAGGTAGTAACAATGTGAGTATGGGAGTTAATACTCTTGGTGGTACTGGGGCTGGAGAACACAACACAGCAATTGGAAATCACGCTGGTCATGCAACGTCGAGTGGGACAAGAAATATCTTCCTCGGACAGTATGCCGGGAGTGGAGTCACTTCGGGTGATAACAATGTGGTTATAGGTAAAGCAGATGTGACGGCAGATGCAGACGACCAACTCTCAATTTCTTCGGGTGATGGTAGCCCTATTTGGATTACAGGTGACTCAGCAGGTAAAGTCACAATGAATGATGTATCGCCAGCAGAATACAATACTTGGGCGCAATTCTTCTATCAACGAGATGATGTAGGAACAGGCACAGTCAATATAACTTTACCTACTCAATCAGGGGCTGATTCAACTGCGGCGGGTTATCCAATGCCGGTAGCAGGGGTAGTTAAAGCAATATCATTTCAGTCTTCGGGTGTTTCTCTTAGTGGTTCAGATGCACAAACATGGAGAGTTAGAGTAAATGGTTCAAGTAGTGCGGGTGATTATGAAGATTTTACTTTTTCTCCGGCAGACATGGCTAATCCAAGCGGGACTAATTTTGTTTATACTAAGACAAGATTAGAATTAAGTGTGGATGCAAACGACTTATTACAAATTAGAAGACAGGCTGTTGCTGGTTCCGTATCATACGGAGATGTGAACTGTATAGTATATGTTGATTTTAGTTGAAGGTGATTAAATGGAATGGGATGAATTAAGAGATATTAGAACACAAAAACTGTTGCGTATGGACAGGTATCAATTATCAATACGATACGATGCGCTTACAGACGCACAGAAAACAGAACTACAACAATATAGAACAGACCTTCTTACATTACCACAAAATTATAACACACCTCAAGAGGCGTATGATAACATTCCCACCAAACCCACTTGGTTTGATTAAGGAGGAAAAGAAATGGCACTAAGAATAGAATACGAAACAGCATACGGAATAACTTGTGAATACGCGCATTGTGTGGTAATTGACGCTAGATGTAATAGAGATACAAAACGCTCTATTGTTGACGGCGAAGATGTTGAGATAAAGACATTCCCAATAAATTACAGTGGAAAAATATACGCGAGTGAATCTGCGTATGGTGATGGGGCTTCACCCATTGGCGGATTTAATGGTCGCTTTGAATTAGATGCTACTGGTGCTAAGACACAATACAACATAGTAAAACAATGCTACAATCACTTGAAGACCAAAGATGGTTTTACTGACGGTGTGGATTGCTGATTACTCATCCATCAATTCGCGGGCTTTCTGCACGCTGAACCGAATCTTCTGCGTGCTTGGTAAATACCAAAATGTCTCCTTTTCTAAGCCGAAGGTTTCTTCCACTCTTTGACATAGTTCGTAGCGCGAGTTTACACGCAAGTCATCGTCTATCTCAAGACCGAGAACGGTGCCTGTTTCCTCGTCTGTATATTGGATTTTCTTATCCAGCCAAACATAGACATTACCCATTAACGAGATAAGGCGGCGAGCCAACCACTGAAACACGGTGTGAAAAATACACCGCTTCTATACTAACTTTTCTTCTTAAATGCAGTGTCTTGCCAAATATGACCGCATTCTTTGCACTGCCACAATTGGATTTGTTTTGCCCTACCTGTGGCTTGAGTATTGGAATAGCCCGAATATCGAGCCATGAGAGAGTGGGGGATATGCTTGTGTTCGCAATTGCGACAGTGGACTTTCAGTCTATCCATTAAACGGCCCAATCGTGCCACGCCCTAATTACTTCATGTGTAGGAATCCATTTTTTACATTTCATACATCTTGAGTAATGAAAATCATCTATTCCCCAATCTTTCTTTATGCAATCACAATAATCACTCATTGTAATCCCACTCCCAATCTCTCATTCCATATGCATAAGAAAATATCTTATCCATTGCGAGTCCTACATACCACATTCCGTAAACTAAGGCGAAAGATAACACTCCCAACAACGCAAGTTCTGTTATCCAATATAGCAACATTCACTCACTTTCCTTCAATTTTAGTAGCAATTTACGGGTTTCTTTCATGTATATTCTCGCTCTCTCGGTTATGACTCGGCGGGTGATGTTATTCCACAAAGCACCACATTCATTACAACTAATAACTGTTGATTTGTATTCTTCTATATCTGAATCTTCAACAAGATATTCTTTAACCATTTCAGAAGCACAATTGAAACAATTATCCATGCCCTCATCAATGTTATTCTCAACATACAGATATTTCATTCACTCACCTCCACGTATTCAGGTGGCTTTACACTCTTACCAAAGCACCAACAGTTGTGTTTTTCGGTGTGGTCATCGTTATTGTCTTCCATCCAATGAGTTATCCCCATGAATTGATATGGTGCATTGAGATTATGACCACAAGCAGGGCAAGGATGATAATTATGCAAAACCCAATGGCTTGTGGTAGGCTCGGTTACATGGCCGCACATACAACCATATACGATTATGTTGCTTCTTTCTTCTTCATCACTCATGCATACCAACCTTCCTTAAATCTATTCAATTCCTTTAGCGAAGTGAAGGTTCGTATCCCCTCATCAATGTTATTCTCAACATACAGATATTTCATTCACTCACCCCTCTTGGCAATCATGTCGTCAATCTTGAGGATTGAGGTTGTGACTTCGGTTGCGCTCAGAACTGCTTGTCTAACCAACGATACAGGCTCCATCACGTTATTGTCTAACATCGAGACGATGCCCTCATGCTCTAAATCCGGCCCCATATCAGTCACCCCGTCTTGTATAGAGTGTCTGAGTGCAAGGATGCAGTCGAGGGGGTCTTGGCCCCCATTCTCCGCTATCGTGGCTGGAATTATCTCCAACGAGTCAGCAAATGCTTCTATCGCCATCTGCGCTCTTCCCGACACTGAAGCGGCTTCGGAACGAAGATGGGATGCCATAGCCGCGTATGTGCTACCGCCTCCCGGCACTACACTGTCGCCATTCTTCACCAATGATACTACACCGAGCGCATCATCAAATCCTCGCTCTATCTCATCGAGTGTAGTGGTGGTTGCACCTCGCAATACAAGCGTGGATTGGTCTGAATCAACCACTCCTTGCACGAAAATGTAATTCACATCATAATGTCGCTCTTTGTGGACCTTTGCCTGTGCGGCGCATTCTATGTCCGAAGGGGTCTGAGCCACTGAAAGGCCAAGAGTCGCTGAGAGCGCACGCATTGTGCTTTGTGGGAGGTTTCTGATAGTATGGACATTGTTCTTTCGCAGATAGTTTACTACGCTGTCTAACGCACCGTCTCTTACAAAGACCAAACCTCCTTCCGGTAAGTGTTCGCTTATCTGTTTCGCTTGCTCCAACACTCCTTCATTGGTGGATGATTTGAATTGTGTATATCCCTGCATATCTAATTGGACAGTCACATTGTCTTCTGTCTTCTGTGGCTCAAGCCCTCCATTCAAAAGGACAATGTGTAAATCTCCATTTATCTCGTCTTCAATGACCAAATCTTTATTGATGATTGCTCCATTGAAGAGATACGAGTCTTTCAGGCTCCCGCCCGGAAGACATAGGACTCTTACTTTCTCGGCATCTCCTGCCTTCTCCACCGCCGAGACGCACAGATGCGCTACGGTATCGAGCGCTGCATCAACAGTCTTTCCGGTTATCGCCGTCTTTGCGACTGCGTATTCGGCATGGCTGTTTGTTTCTAAGTGACTATCACTCACATACGAGTGTTCTGTATTCTTCAAAGCAATTTCATTCATTAGGTAATCCACTG